GCCACATGCCCCGTAAACCGCCTGGAACGCCCCGCCAGGCGGTTTTGGCTGTCCGGGGGTAGGACGCACGCGCGATGGGGCTAGACCGGCCTGTAGCCTCATCCTAGCCGACGCACGCGCACGGTTGGCATTTACTCTCGCGCCCTTCCTATCTCCGCCTCGATCTCCGCGTCCCGTTCTTGGTTTTCCTGCTCCATCTCCAATTCGTGCGCCCAGTTCTCTTCGCTTTCTTTTTCCCGCAACGCCTCATTCAGCATCCGCACGGCGCCGGCTGGGGTCGCGGCAGTTCTGTTGGCGTATTGCGTGGCTGGATTATCCAAGGCGATTGCCACCCATCCTTCTGGTGCTGGCCAAACCCAATATTCCCACCCCGCCACCCGCTGGGCCAGTGCTTGCGCCAAGTCGTTCATAACCATGACCACCACCACAGCCGCGACAACGGCGCTGCACGCTCATCTGGCCACAATGCCTCCGCAGTCCAACATGGCCAACCATAATCCGGCCAAGCCTCCCCCTGCCACATCATGCCCGCGCCTCCAGCGCTGCGACGCACAGGGCCAACGCGGCAGTTGCACCTGTTCCGGTAATTTCCAAACAATGGCCAAAATCATCGCCCGGCCCGGTCAAAAATGCCGTGCCTTGCCTGCACACTTCCCAATCCCACCCCTCCGGCACCAGCGACAGCGCGGTGTCGATGGAGGTGGTGTATTCTGGCACAAGGATCAGTCGCCCAGATGCCTCGCGGGTTTCGTCAATGTAGCATGTGCGGCCTGAGGCTTTATGGACATAGCTCGATTGCTTCCGCGTCGCGCCCGGCGTCACCAGCAGCCAAATCTCCGCATCCAACTCCCGGCTCCCCGCCTCCGCCGATTCCAGCGCGGCAATCAGTTCCTCGCGTGTCATGGCGCATCCCCCACCCACGGCGGCGTGATCGCCCCCATTTTCTTCGCCTCCGCATAGGCCAGCCGCAATTGGTCTGGCGTCAGGTAGCGCGGCTCCACGCCTCCCGGCCTGGTTACGGCTTCCTTAGCCTTGACCTCGGCCACGTAGGCGGCGGCTTTGGCGGATACTGCCGCTATTTCCTCGGGCGTGTTGACCTTCGGGCGCTCGGGAATGGCATACCCGTGAGGCCCCATGATCTGCGGCTGGTATGGCTTGTTCTGCCGCCACCACGCTCGCAAAGGCTTGGCAATCTCGTCGTAGCTCGGGAAGGCCATACGCCGATCATGCAGCGCAACTTCCTCGGCACTGGCTGGGCTAAATGCCGCATCGGGCAAATCCCGCATCATGGGTAGGTAGCCAACCAGCGTTTTGACGCAGCGGTCAGGATCGAGGGGATACACCAGCCGGGCAACGGCCATGCACCATTCGCGGCGAATGCGGTCGTTCATTGCAGCAGCCTCGGGAAGAGTTCCAACACCTCGCCGTCAAGCTCGTGGCCATGGCCGTTCCGTGGTGGCGTCAGGCCAGCGGCACGATACAGCCGTTCCTCGTCGGTTTCCACCGGCGCGACCTCATCCGCCCACCTCTCGCCATTCAGCCACGTGCTGGCATGGGGAATATATTCCGGTCGGCTCAGGTCGAAAGGATAGGCAATGACAGCAGCAAGCAAAACCTTGTGGCTGACCTTCTTCGCAGCCGCAGCATAGGCGCGGCGGGCTTGGCCCTTACCGACCTTGCGGGGATACTGGTCCCACCATGGATCGAATGCGTCATCCTGCGCGGCTCGCGCGCGTTGTTTATCTGTCTTTCTCTTTCTTTCTAGTCTATCTTGTCTATTGGGTGACACCATGTCACCAGATGGTGCTGGAATGTCACCAGATTTGATTTCCGAAAATGCAGAAATGTCACCAGATGGTGCTGGAATGTCACCAGATGATATTTCGGCATCTAGTGACAACATGTCACCAGTTGGCGCGCAATCCATGTTCAGTGTGTAGGCTGATGTTGCCCGGTTGCGGCGGCTGACGGAGATCAATCCGGCCCGCTCTAGGTCCACCAGAACCCGCAAAAGATGCCGCTTGGCAATGCCTGAAAGCTCGGCCAACGTGGCAGTCGAAGGCCACGCAATGCCATCGTCACCCGCCTTCCATGCCAATGCTACTAGGACACTTTTCCTTGATCCTGTTGCCCGGACGCTGAAAGCCCAATTCAGCGCGGCGATGCTCATACCGGCATTTCCGGCAACGGCGCCCAAAACTTGGGGCGCGGGTTTGGCGTAAGGCTCGGCAGTTTCGGGTCTCCCCATAGCGCAAACGAGCCATCGTCCCGGATCAGCCCCGTGTAGGCAATTTCACCGCCGAACGATAAAAGTATCCAGCCGCCGTAAGGCCAGCCGCGTGGCGCCGTCTCAATTGGCTGCCATAGGTGTTTCCCGCAATTGCAAGCGGGCGGCGTGGGTGCTATCTCTTCGGACACGGAAGTGCCTTTCCGGTTGGCGCGGCTCGTGTGACTACGAGGCCCCGCAGGTTAATGGTCCGGGGTGGCGGCGAACCACTCCGGACCAAGACTCTAGCCTAGGCACGCGCGCCGAGCAACGGGATCATCTCCCCTCCATATTAGCGCCGGACAAAGCGTCTTCGGGCTTCATCAGTGATTTGGTCCGGCGCACCCGCTTGACGCGGGAAGGTTGGACGGGGACAGTGCGTATTTGGGTATCACAGGCGCGCTGGTCCCCGTCCCGGCTGGCAATCCCCAATTGGTTTTCAGACCCTATAGGGCCAGCCAAACTATCGGCGGGGGACACATGTTGATTGGAATCAACGCCATGTTTGGTCCCCCGCCACGCCTGCCACATCTCCCGTAACAGGCGTTTTTCAATATATCGCAAAGCGCGCTTATGGGCATGCATCTTGGTAATGCCCTCGCGCTCCATCTCAGTCGCCTTGCGCGCCCTGTAGAGGTCCGCATACGGCCCCCCAGCCCGCACAAGGCAATCGCCAATGACATGCATCTCAGAACGCCGGACGGGGCTGTAGCCGTGCCGCAATGCCTCTTCCGCATTGGTCCGCTTGCCCTGCGACTTGCCGTCGATCACCGCCAAGCCCATGCGCTTCCACAACTTGCCGGGGTTGGAGTAGTTGCCCAGATCGCCCGCCTCCCCGATGATTGCTGCCACGGACGGCAAGCCCAGCCCCTTGACCGCGCCGGCCCATGCCATGATCGGCAGCGGCTTCACCAGCTTGAGCAACTCCTTCTGGCATTCCTTGCGCTGTTGTTCGGTGTAGTCCCGGATGGCAAAGAACCGCGCCCGCGTGGTGATCACCATCTGTTCATCGGTTTTAACCACGTCCGGAAACTTACCGGTGGGCAGAGGAATTCCCTCCGCCCGGTAGCGACGCACAGCGAACCAGCGCGCCTCCGCTTTGATGCGCCGCTCCATGTCCCCCATTTGGCGCTGGATGGCGCGATGTTCACGATGCAGAGATTGGATGGCGGCGATTGTTTGGGGATGGACACGGGAAATCGGGATATCATCCACGGCAAGGTCCATCCCCACGCCGGCAAGGGGAGAAAGGGCCCCATCGTCTAATTGGCCAGCGAATTGGTCGGGAGCGGCACGCTTGCTATGGTCATCAACGGCCATATGGCCGCTCCCACTGTTGGCAGGTTCCCCATGGGTATCGCCCGAGGTATGGCCAACAGAAACACTTGCGTCAGGCAGGCCAATTTTGGATTTCACGAACCTTCCGGCCTGACGCACCGCCTTCCGGCGGATAGGTGCGGGGATGGCATCTGCCATTGGGATATCGAATCCGTGCTGGCCATCCCCGCTGGCGGCAACCGTCCCAAGGTCCGAGGACACCAGAGGGCTGGCCGCCAATTCCTCGCGGTCGCGCATCACTGCGCCCCCCGCATAATCTGTGCAATCTTATCCTCTTTCACGCCCTCGCGCACCGTGCGCTTTTTGCTGCGCCGCAGCATATCCGCCACATGTCGATAGATCGCGCCGCGCGCCTGTTCAGATGCTGCCCGCGCCTCATGATACTGCACGGCAATCGTCAGGTCTTCCACTGTCGCGTCGCCCAGCCGCACATCACAGCCCGGCAGCGGATAGTCATACAAACTCACCCGCGCCGAAAGCCGGGCTTCGCTCATTTTGGCCGCATGCTCTGGAATAGACCACACGGACTGACGTTCGATCTTCCGGCGCAAATTGTTCCGTGCGTCCTCCAGCATCCAGTGCGCCGCCTTCTGCCGAAACCAGGCATTGAGGTGCGGCATCACGTCCAACTGTTCCAAAATCAAATCGGCGCTTTCCTCCAGCGTTTCCTGTTCCGCGCACCGCGCCACCAGTTCGCGCAAGGCCGCATCAAGCCGCGCCCGTTCGTCGTCGTTGACCCCGCGCCGTGGCGTCGGTATGTTCTGAGTTGCTTCGGACATTGTGTTGACCTTTACCTAAGCCCCGCCGGCCCATCCGGCGGGGTTTCTTTATGCGTCCAGTTCCGGCACGGCCAGCCACCCGCTGCGCCCATCGGCATCCGCAAACTCCAGCACCAGCGCGTCGCCGTCCCGCCGCAGTATCACCGCCGTGCGCGTGCTGTTGATGTAGACGCCCAACCCATAACGTCCATGACCTAGCCACGGAATGACGTTGTAATCCTGTCCGCGCTCGCCCCATATCACCCGGTAGACCGGCCCCCGGCCTTCATCTTCACGATGCGCCACGATCTTTCCATCGTCCGTGTGCCACGTCACATCATCCACCTGCACCAACCGATGCACCGCGCGCACGTCGCCGACCTCCCATTGTGCGCCGCAGACGGATGGGACTTTCACGGCAGCAAGTCCAACTGATGCGCCGGATAGGCTTTATCTTCCTCCACCGGACGGATAAACAGGTCCGCCTGCCGTTGTGCCTCCTCGATCCGCCGACACGCGATGTCAAAATACTTCGGCTCCAACTCCACGCCGATGAACCTCCTGCCCAATCTCGCGCAGGCTATGCCCGTGGTGCCGCTGCCCATGAAGGGGTCGAGAACAATTCCGTCCGTCATACCCACGCACCACTCCATAATTGCTACTGGTTTTTGCGTCGGGTGCGCACGCTCCAGCGTTTCGCCCATCAATGAAGTATCGCGCCGACAATAAACGCCGTGGCCGTCCTTCTTCCATGCTACCTCGGCATCACTGAGAAAGGAGCCGAAACCGCTATCCATGCGCTTAATCCACACAAGCGTTGTGCCCACCGGAAGGCGCGCAGCAAAATGATTGCATCCCCATAAAATGACTTGTGGATATCCGATCCATAGCGCTGGATCGAATGGCATGTCATCGCCTTCAATCTTTACACCGTAATGCAGAGCACGCGCGGCAGTCTTCCCGTGACCGTTTTTGCCAACCGACACACGCCCGTCCCATTTCATCCCATAAGGCGGATCAGTCACCACCGCGTCCACGCGCCCAAGCGTTGGAATCACCTCGCGGCAATCAGCCTGATACAATACAGCGTTGCCAATCGTTTCCACGCGCATCAGACCGGCTCCGGTTTATCGACAATGCCATACCACACGATGGACGTTGCCGCGTTGGCGGCGTAACGCTTTTCGAGCACCACGCTGGCAATCTGCTTATCATCGGCCCACGCAATGCCGTTCAACGCGTCGCCGACCAGTTTCAGCACGTTGTCAACGTCCGGCTTGACGGCAACCCAACGCCGCTTGGCCGTGGCGTCCACGCGCTTTACTTTGGTCCATGATGCGGGCGGCTTTAACCAGATGTAAACCGCCAAATGCACCGGCCCCGTCATCATCACCACACGCCTAGCCTGCGCCTCTTGCGCTAGCGCCCGCTCCGCCTTTACCGTCTCCGGTGGCGTGTAGGTGCCACGACGCGTCACGCGGGCACGCTGCTTGCCGCGCAGGGCATACGGCAAGTCTATGCGATAGATCGTCATGCCACGCGCTCCACCTTCAACCGCTTTTGCGCCCCGGCCTTAACCGTGGTGAAAACCACCCGGCCCTCGCGACGCAGACGGCGCAGGCTGCGATAAACCGAGGAATCGTCGCCATCATACAGGACCGCAATCCGTGTGCGTGACGGCAGTAACATATCCCGTTCCTTGCACACCTTCGCCAACGCCAGCAACCATGCGTCACGGTCAACATCGCGCTGGTTAGAACCGGGAACCTTAGTGCCGCGTTCCATCACACAAACCCTATGCCCATGCCGTTGCCGGATTTGTTCGAAACCCACGGCGCCAAGTCCTTGCCTTCTTCTTCCACGCGGATGTAGCAAGCACGGTAGTGATACTCGCAATAGCTACCTTTCCACAGGCCACCGGAGCATGTGTAGTCGGGCCACTGGCAATGACGCGGCGGCGGTATCACCCGCACTGCTGGCGGCGGTTCCCAGCCTTCCAGAGCCGCTAGCACGGGCAGCGTCCGCACAGGATCGCGAATGATGCGCGGCAGTTCCGGCTCTGGCGGCTGTTCTTTGCGGTTCAGCTTGGGCCGGATATACCGCGTTATCGCCGCAGCCACGGCGCCAGGCGTGCATCCAAACTCTAGCGCCAGAACCGCCGGGTTTTTCTCATCGTGATACCGCGCTTCTAACCGCTCCAGATTGCCCGCGCGCCAACTCGTTTGTTTTCCCTCATACTTCGGCACCCGAATGCCAAACTTATGGGCCGCCTTTCGCGCGGTAGACTCCTCAATCCCCATCACGTGCGCCACGGTCGGCCAGTGTTTGTGTTCGTCAATCAACTCGCGCATCCACTGTATGCGCGTTTCGTCCCATCCCGCCCGTGGCCCCGTCATCGCCAGTTCTCCGCGCCTCGAAAGTGGGGATGCACCCGCACGTAAAGCGCCAGATGCGTGCCGAATTGGTCACGGACCTCGCCACGAACGGCAGATAATGGCGGCACGGAATAGCGTCCACTCCACAACCGCTCGCGGATAAATTTGTAATCGTCTCGCGAGCATGTCGGCACCCAAACTTGATCGCTGGTCATGGTCGCACAGATGCGCCATTCCCCACACAGATCAGACACGGATAGCAGTTCAGGCGCGTTAATCAGCGGCGGCTTTGCTTTGATTGGCACGGCGCACGTTCCCCAACATTTGAAGTGCTTCAGATTTTCTGTATTTCTTGCGTTTTACCAGGAAGTCGTAGTATTCGCGCTCCTCCTTTGTCATTTCTTCTAGATAGCGATACTGCCTTGTCTTGCGGGCCAATACGCTGGCTTCGTTGGCCTTCCGCGCCGATTCCCGCATTTTTGCCGCGTATTCCGGGTCCGTTCTAACGCGGTTGGACACCCAATTCCCAAACCATTCGCGCCGTTCTGGCGTCCATGCCTCCTGCACTGCACGGGCCAGATTGGCGATGGATTCCGGCGACTTAATAATGCGCAACATGCGCTCGCGGTATTCCGGTTCCTGCCACTTTTTCTTTAGCCGGTCGCTGTTTACCTTCGCCATCTTGACCCTGTATTCCGGGTCTTGCCAACGGAGTTTCATCATCTCCGAATGAGTCTTTGTCGTGTAGTTCCCGCCCATTACCACCACCACCTCACGGCCACGGCAGCGACGCCGATCCATATTGCAGCGCACAGACACAGCGCGATAGCCACGCCTCGGGCTGGGTCTAGGTCGTCAGCCATACTTCCCCCCATGCGGCCTGAATGCCGCCGCCATATCCGGCCTAAGTTCATGCGCCGGCACGCCGCTGATGCGCGCCACGGACTTTACCCGTTGCCATGGCACGCGATGCCACATCGACACAGCAGGCGCCGAAATTCCTAGCTTGCGGGCCAACTCGTTGACGCCGCCGGCATTGATGATTGCCCGTGCAAGGGCTGCGTCTCGCTTGTGCATGTGATGACCTTACATATAGCCCGATGCGGGTGCAAGAAAATAATTCAGGCCGCATTAATTTTTTTCTTGCATGCCGCGACGGCGATGCGTTAGGGTCTGCTTATCAGCAACGGAGACAGACAGATGGCTAAGCTCATCACACGCTTTCAGGACGAACCCACCGCCGCCAACGCTCGCAAGATCGTGGCGCACGCAGTAAAGCACCCCATGGCGCTTTGCCTACTCACCGCTGAAGACATGGAATATGTCCGCGCCGCTCGTGCGATGATCGGTTGACCATGACGCCGACAGAAACTCAATATACCGTCCACTTTCTTAGCAACGACGGGAAACTGTGCGGGCACGCTATCCGGTGGCGCCGTGACGCGGCGCTGAAACTGTGCCGCGATTGGCTGGACGGCGGTTTTGATCGCACAGTCCGGCTTGTGACGGAAGAGGACTTCAAATCGGAGGAAGCCGCGTGATGACAACCGATAAAGGCTGGCTTGAACGCTGCGCGCCGCCCGAGATCAACCAGGCCCGCGCCCTAATTGCGCTGGCTCAGGAGTTGATTGCAAAGGCCAAGTGGCTGTCCGAAAATGCCGATTGTCACGCAGAGGATGTGGGCATTTATTTGACCAGCGCCGACGATGTGCTGCGCAGCGCCATGGGCATTGAGGCCGAACACTGCCGGGAGCAGGGAATCTAATGCCAAAGTTCACAGTCACATTGCGCCGCGTCATCGTGTCGGAGGTTGTTTTTGACGGTCCCGACCTCACTGCGGCCAGCGTTCGCGCACAGATCAATGCCGATGGCCCGCACGAGTGGATGCTGGATAACTCGGCCAATGAACAGTATGACGTTGTGACTATTTCTAAGGTCCGCCGGTCATGAGACGCGCAACCCGAGAGGCCCGGACGCTGGCCATCAGCGCGCACGCGGCGGCAGAGGCACAATTTGCTGTCGCCAGATTGTGCAAGGGCAATGCGTCATTGGATGCGCGCGCTGCCCGTGGGGAGTGGTATTTGCGGCGCGATGACGCAGACCGCTACTGGCTGCGGTTGGCGCGGACGCTGAAGGGGAGGGGGTGATGGACGAGGGATTTGTTGATCTGCTGCGGAAACGGGCGATGGAAAGCAATGACGGCATTCTGCGCGCCCCCGCGATGTCTGCCGCAAACGAAATTGAATGGGCGCGCGCTGAACTCACCCGCCTCCGCGCCGAGCGGGCGGAACTGGTGGAGGCGTTGTCAGATACGACTGCCCATTTACTTGCGGCGACTTCTTTGGCTGCGCGTGGTGGAAAAAAAGCAGCGCCATCCGACAAGATGTTTCACATGATGTTGGCCGATTACAACGCCAGCATTGGTCGTGCCCGCGCCCTGCTCGCGCGCATCGGGGGCAAGCATGATGGCGCGTGATGGGGCCGGACGAAAGAATTACCGCGAACTCGTTGAGAAAGCGTTGGATTTGGCTGACCCGACCGATCCTCTGGAATTGGCACAACACATGGAAAATACCGCTCAAGTTTTGAGGTTCGCAGCCCAGATCCGCAACCAGCACAAAGAAGACGAAGAACGCTTCCGTCTTCTGGCGCCGTGGTTCAATAATTGGGGACGCGATCTATGACCCCCGCCGAACGCCTGCGCCGCGTGGCCGCGCTGTTGCGGCAAGCGGAGGACGAACTGGACGCGGTAATCCGTGCCGGTGACGACGAGACGCAGGACATTATCACCGCCATTGCACAGTCCGTCTACGTGGCGCGCGAGGCAGTGTCTGGGCATGCGGACATGCTGGACCCGCCGCCGTTCCTGCCGACGCTCTGGCAGTGGGCAAAAGGGCGTGACGTGCCGGTGGTGCGGTCATGACCCCCGCCCGAGAATGCGCCCTGCACATTGCCACGTTGGTGGCTGGGATAGATAGCAAGTTGAACGAGTTGGAACACATTATGTCGGGTGTTAATCCCACATCGGAATGGCATATCATCAAAGCCCACGACGCCTTAACCCGCGTCCTGGCGGAAACGAAGGCGGCGGTGGAGGCGCAGAAATGACTCGCCCGCACTGGCTTCTATACCTCGCCACGGTGGCGCTAATCCCCGTGGTGGCGGCGCTCTTGGCGGGGCAGCACCCGCTGGCTTGGTATGCAATGGCGATTGGCGCGGGGTTGCGCGCTGGTCGATTTATGGGAGGATGACATGCCGGCCTATGATTATAAGATTGCGATGCACCCCGATGTCGAGGCATTTGCAAAGGCGCGTTTGAAAGAAACGGTCGCACTCTGCACAGACCGCCAAAAGCGAATGTTCAAACTTATATATGCGTGGGAAAACCTGATGTATCGGTCGGCGGATCAACCACTCAGAAAGAAGTTGATCGAAACCGAATTGGACGCCCTTCCTATTGGGGAGGTTATCGACCAGATGCCGACAGGAAAATTGGCGCACGCACAAAAACAGATAGATAGAACTCTTGCCGAGAGGACGCCAAAACTATGACCGCACCATCCGCCTACGCTATGGAACAAGCCATGAGCGCGCTGATGTCTGCCCGCGCCCGGATTGCGGCAGATGGGGAGTTGATTGACGACGCGACGGGGGAAATCCTCGACGTAACCCGCGTTGAGGAAGACGCCTACGCGCTGCTGGATGCGACGCTTAGGGCGGCGGCTGAGGCCGATTCGATGGGCAAGATGGCTGGGGATAGGGCAGACGCCATGCGGGACCGCCAGTCGCGCTACAAGGCCCGCAGCGAGGCTCTACGGGGCGCTGCCTTTGCCGCCATGGACGCACTCGGACTTTCAAAACGTGAGTTGCCCGATTTGCTGGCGAGTATCGCCAAGGGCACGCCGCAGGTCGTGATCACGGACGAAAGCCTGCTGCCAGCGCATTGCCTGCGGACGGTGCCCGCGACCACGGCGCCGGACAAGGTTGCGATTGCGGCCAATCTCAAGGCTGGCATTGATGTGCCGGGGGCCGAGTTAAACAATGGATTTCCACGTTTGCAATTACGGACACGATGATGGATCAAAAAGGCGCGCCTTTAATGGATCGTTTGCTGGCCCGTGTTCACCCGGAGCCGAATAGCGGATGTTGGCTATGGCTAGGAGCGGTCAACAATAAAGGCTACGGGCAAATACGCATTAACAGAAAAACTTATCTGGCACACAGAGAGATGCTCTCTGCCGTCGCCCCTGCTGATGCCAATCTTTTGGCGTGTCACAGGTGCGACGTTCCCTGCTGCATTAATCCAGATCATCTGTTCTGGGGGACACAATCAGACAATTTGCAAGATGCCATTCGCAAGGGAAGAATGCGGCCGCACAATTCTTTTTGGATAGCATGCTCGCATGGCCATGCGTTTACCGAAAAGAATACGCGGATCAGCAAGGAGGGGAAGCGTAGATGCCGGCAATGTGAGCGAGAAAGAATGCGCGTGTTTTACTGGAACAAAAGGAAATCGTCATGAGTAACCAGATGGTATTGCGCCCAACCACTTTCGACCAGCTAGCCAAGTTTGCCGACATGGCCAGCCGGTCGGCTTTGGTGCCGAAAGACTATCAAGGCAAGCCAGAAAACATCATGCTCGCGGTGCAAATGGGCAGCGAGATTGGGCTAGCGCCGATGCAGGCACTACAGAACATTGCGGTCGTGAACGGGCGCCCGGCAGTGTGGGGGGATGCAATGCTGGCCCTGTGTAAGTGTCATCCGAATTGGGGCGGCATTTCCGAGTCTATTCAGGGCGACGGAGAAGACATGCGCGCGGTATGCAAGATCGAGCGCAAAGGGGATAACCCCGTCACCGTGACGTTCACCGTGGGCGACGCGAAGAGGGCTGGGCTATGGGGCAAGGGGGGGCCGTGGACGCAGTATCCGAAGCGGATGCTGCAAATGCGCGCCCGTGGCTTTGCCCTGCGTGATGCGTTCCCGGATGCCCTGAAGGGGTTGATCAGCGCGGAGGAAGCGCGGGACATTCCAACCGATGACTTCAAAGGGCCGACCATCGAAGCCCGCGCCGAACCTGGCCCCGCCACGCGGGACGAAATCAACGCCGCCGTGCCGCTAAAAGAGACGCCGCAGGAGCGCGCCCAGCAGCTTCTGTCGGAAGTCGGCGCCGTGGAGACGCAGGAAGCCCTAGACGCCCTCAGCGAGCGCGTGAGCCGGGCAGTGGGCTATCTTCCGACCATAGGCATGGGCGAACTGGCGGAAGAACTCGGCGACGAATACCGGCGCCAGTTGCAGCGACTGCGGGGCGAGGAGGCTGCGGCATGACGGACGAGGAATTGGGGCGGGAAATAATGCGCGGCCAGACTTTGACGCCGGGAATGATTGGCGCCCGTGCCCGCGCTCTGCTGACCAAGCCGGTGGCGACGCGGGAGGCGGTCATGGTTCGGCTAGACGAAATGCCGAATCGGACCACCTGGAACGCAAACACTGTCACGCAGATTATGGACGCCCTCCAGCACTTCGCCGCGCCGGACAGGCCGAAGATGATGATTGAGGGGATGACGGTGGAGGATATTGAACTGCATATGGCGCCATTTACCGGGCTAAACTCTATCAATATCGATACAGCCGCCCGCGTAGCCCACCGCCTCGCCAACACCCCGGCCCCGGTCGTGGACGATGCCAAAGCCATGGAACTGGCGTGGAAATGGAGAACGTCTGTAATGGCACCCGGTGATCGGGGGCCTCACGATATGCGTCGGCATTGGCACGACATGAAGTTGATAGACCAGGATCGCTGGCGCGCGGTCGCGAAGGAGGTGGGCGGTGAGTGATGCGGTGGAGGCTGCGTTAAAAGAACTGCTATCGAATTTTGACGCCGACGAAAGAAAGTCTATGGCCGCAGCATTAGCCGCCGCCGACAGGGCGCGGGCGGTGACGGATGAGGAGGTGATAGACACGGTATATGCGTGGATGGCTGCCCATGATGTGGCACACGTCACTGTGTCCGACACAATGAAGGCCCTCCACGCAGCCGGCATGAAGGTGGTGTGGGCATGAGCGAGCGGGACATTGTTGATGATCTAGATTCATGGAACGGGCACCTAGATCACGAATTATACGCCGATGAAGCGCGCACACTTGCTAAGGCTTCCGATGAAATCCTCCGCCTCCGCGCGCAGGTCGATCATCTATCAAGGCGGGCGCAGGAGAGTGAAGCATCTGAAATTCTCGCGCTGCGAAACAACAAACGCCTCCGTGCCCAGCTCGCCGCGCTGCTGCGGGTAAAGGAGGCGGCGGTCAACGCGCTGGACGTGATGCACGAAAGCCGACCGTGCGCCGAGTTGCGCGATGCTGTGAACGCTTACGACAAGGAGCACCCCGATGCCAAGTGAATACGGATCACCTTGCAAGTTGTGGGGGTGGCTGCGGTGGTTTTGTTGGGAGCCTAGAAGGCCCGTGCACCACTCTTGGCAGTGTGTAAAATGTGGGAGGATGTTTTATGACTAAAACCCCGATGGACATTGAAGCCTTCCGCCTCGCGCGTGCTAAGGCGATGCGACCTGTCATGAAGAAAAACGCCGCGTGCATCAGTGCGCCTTGTTTGTATGGCGATTGTTTGTGCGCTGATGAACTAGCCCGCGCCATCGAAGCCGCCGACGCCGCGCTGGGCGTGGTGAGCGTGCCGAGGGAAATCACTGATGACATGAACGCTGCATATGTGGACGCCTACGCGAACAGCGCACAGCCAACGTCTTGGGAGGCTCGAAAGGAGGCGTATCGAGCCATGCTCGCCGCCAGCCCGCTGCGGGAGAAGTCCGATGAGCAATAGGGAACTGATCGAGGAGGCGCGGCAGTTAGCAAAAGATCAGCGCAGGTTGGGCCGAGAGCATAATGCCATAATTACTGACCGCCTCTCCGCCTCGCTGGAGGCAATGGAACTGCCGGAGGGGTGGGAGCCGTCGGAATACACTAATGGGTACGGCCACCAGGTCGCAGGCATAGAGGACGAATGGAACGCTCGCCATGGCGGTGGCGAGTGGTTACGCGATGCCACAGGCCACAAGGCGATATTCACCACCGCCCGCGAAGCCATGGCCGCGCTGGGAGAGAAACCATGAAACAATGTGAAAATTGCCTTTTTAGAGATGACGCCACCACAGAATGTCGCAAGGGTCTGCCGACGCATGAGCCATTAACCTATCGAGCCAGGTGGCCGCGCGTGGCGCCGGATGAATGGTGCGGTAAATACGAAGCGCGAGAGAACGTTACTCCCCCGGACGCGGCTTGTTCCCGAGACTAAGCAGCGACCCGCCGAACGCCTCCGCCACGTCGCGCTGGACGATGAATGTGGCAACCTCGACAATGACGCCACCAACCGTTTGCCCGAACGTCAAGCGAACGGTATCGGTATCATCGTCAACGTGCGCGGAAAGTGTATCAACGGCTTTGTAGTCTACGTCCCGGTAAAGCCATTGGCCGCCCTTCGGATTGGTCGGATCGCCGCTCATCCGCGCACCTGACAGTTCTCATCGACCCACTGGCCGGCCTTCAGGTGGTTGCCGGGGATGAAGCTGGGCAGCACCCAATGCGAGAAGTCCCCACGGAACGCTTCAGAGATCGTGGTCCCGGTGCAAGCCAGCGCGGCCTTCTGCGCGTCAATGCCGTAGGCGGCATGAGCCGGCACGGAACCGGCGGCAAGGATGGCAGCAAGAGCGATGATACGCATGTCAGTGTCTCCCGGTTGCGGAAAGAAGTGGCGCGAGCCACAGATACAGTCGGTCGAAAACGATGCCGGCTAACGCTATGCCGACGTAGTGGAACCATCTCATCCGTCATTCCCCCCAGCCGGTGGCGCATCCCGAAAAGGCCCGTGGCGCCAGTGGTCCCAAGCCACGCCCAAAAGGCAATAGGCCAACACGCAGAGGATGCCGAGGCTCACGGCTTGGCGGCTTCCTTGGCCCGCGCCTCTGCCTTCGCTACCTCTGCGTCGGCCATTTGCACAAGGTCCACGTAGGCCTCGGGGCTGACCTTGCCGTCCGCACCGATGGCGCCGCGCGCCTTAGCGATGATCGCCAGCACGTCGCCGCCGACCTCAGCCGCTTTCTGGATCAGCGCCAGAATTGCCAGGAAGTTCATTGTGCTTTCCCCGTCGCCAATCCCACGAACGTCTTCAGCCGGTCCAGATACTTCCGCACATCGGCAATCGCGGCCCATGAGGAATCCGACACACCCGCAGCGGCAATCACCTTGTCCGCGTTGTCCATGGCCGAGTCCACCTCGCGGATGATCACGGCGCCCTCAATGACTACGCTACGGTCAGCACAAAGCGGCGGATTGGGAGCCGTAGGCGCCCCACAAAACGGCTGCGCGGAGTAGGCGTTGAACGTCTTGACGGTGGCAATTTCTGCGGCCCGTAGCCCGACCATGACCTGCGCGGGCGTGTCCACTTTGACGGGCGAACCACCGGAACACCCGGCCAGCGCCAGCAGATACAGGACAGCTAGGACGCGGGGTTGCTTGCGGGTCATCTGTTCACCTTCGGATCTGTCGCATTGCGCGCTTGGCCGACATTGGAAGCGATGATGTTGACGATCCGGTATAGCACGGGCCACTCTGGCGGAACAACCGGGGCCAGCAATGACGCAATCGTGATCGTCACCGTGACATAGGGCAGATACGGCCCGAGGACCGGAATGGCTTGGATGGCTTGGATCAGTTCCATAAGGTCCTCCTAGGGCAGCGCGGATTTCACCTGCCGTATTGAGTCAAAGATGTTGAAGGCACGCTCAACGCCAAGAATCTGCACGGCAAACAGGATCAAAAACGCGGGGCCGGCAATGTAGATCACCTTCCACGTCAACTCGGTCTGCGTCTGGACGGCCTTGGCCACGTCTTGCAGGTCGCGCCGGAAATCAGAATACGCCGCTTTGCATTCCAGAACGTGCCGGTCGATGGCCCGTTCCGCCGTCTCGGCGACATTCTCGATCTTGTCCACGCGATCCGACACACGCTCAAGCGCGAACCGCAAGCCTCCGTTAGCTTCTGAGTCCGTCGCCCGTGCCACCATCGTCGCTCCGCTCATTACGCAACCGCCGCGATAAGATCGGGCGCCCCCATTCTATCCGATTGATACCACATAGGGCTACCCCATCATGATGACCTGAAAGCCGCCGGTAGCCACGCGGGGCGTGTATTGGAACACCAGAATGCCAGCGCCGCCCGTCACTCCTGTCATGTCGGTTGCCGCGCCCGCACCGCCGCCGTAGAGGCCGCCGTTGGCGCCATTGGCGCTTGTGCCCCGCACGCCGCCAGAGCCGCCGCCAGGCCCCGCCGTGGCGCTGTTGCTGGTCTGTGTCCAGATAGACCCCGCGCCGCCCGCGCCAGGCGTTCTCGGTCCCGTCTGGAAGCCCCCACCACCGCCGCCGCCATTTGCGCCCGCTGTGCCATTGGTGGACGACGTGGCGCCTGTGCCGCCAGTCTGGCCGCTTACTGCGCCGCCGCTGCCACCATTAGACCCATCTCCAGTCCCCCCAGCGCCACCAGCCAGCGTCAACGTCCCACCGCTGCCACCGCCACCAGCGCCACCCGTGGAGCCCGCACCTTCGCCGCCAGCGCCACCCGCGCCGCCCGGACCACCCGCACCACCGCCACCACCCGCAGGGTCATTGGAGCCGCCGCTATTGCCGCCCCGCCCCCCGGATCGCTTCGTGCCGCCGATGCTGGATGCCGATGAGCCGCCATTAGCTCCGGTCGTTCCGGTCGTCCGTGATCCGCCTTTCGCAAGAACACCTTCAGCCGTCGAAAACGGCGCGGCATTGCTGACAAAGTTGGCCCACGTGTCGCCACCATTGGATGCCGAACCACCCGCGCCCACGGAGATGTAGACAGTCTGGCCAGCCGTTGGCGTCAGATTTGCCTGTGTGATTGCCGCATAAGCACCACCACCAGCCCCGCCGAAATCGCCACCTGACGCATTCCCGCCGCCACCGCCAATCGCGTGCAGCGTCCACGGTTGTGCCGGATCAAAGTCTCCGGGAATGGTTTTGGACGATCCCGAGGTCCAGAATACGGTGGTCGTCGTCATGTGCGAGTGACGCGCAGTGCCAAGGTGACGCGGGTGATCGTGGAGACGCTATCGACGTTGAAGCGCAGCGTGCGACCACTGACCAGCGCCGTGGTCCAGCCAGTCAGGGCCGTGCTTTGCCCCTTGTTCGACGCGGAGATTGTGGGCTTGTCGCTGCCCGTGATCGTGTCCGCCACGGTCGGGGGATAGTTGGCATAGGTATCCTGCCAAATGTCCACGACAATGGAACCAGACTGGTCCGCCAAAAGCGTCCACTCTGTCACCGTACAGTTCCACGGCACCGGCAGATCGCCCTTGACGCCCGTGGTGATAGCCGATCCGCCACCATCGATCGCGATGGCGATCATGGCAGGGGAGGTCGAAACCGCCTGCGTGGAATTGTCCGGAAACTTAACGCTCGTACCGACGATCACCTGGCCGGACACGTTCGCGTTGCCCGTGACATCCAGCGCCTGCGTCGGGCTTGACTGATTGATGCCGACGCGGGAACCGGTGAACACGAAGTTGGCAGACCCGGCAAAGGACCCGGTGGAATTGTATTGGACCTGCTGGTTGGAACCCGCCGCCGCCGTGGACGAAGGCGTGTTGACCGACAGGAATACGTTGGTCCCGTCGCACGTCACAAGCGTCTGGTAGCCCTGCGACACCGCAACCGACGTGCCGCCGCCGCCGCTGGAGATCGTGACCGTAAACGCGCCCGTCGAAGAGTTCTTGACCACCCACGTCCCGCCCACGCCGGTCGGGATTTGATAGGTGACGTTGGCCGTCAGGGTGCCACTGATCGCGAGTTGCTGCGCCTGATACTGCGTCGCGGTGAGGGCAATCGTGCCGGATTGGGACGTGACGTTAAGCGACGTAGAACCGCCGAGGGCCTTGTCGATAGTGTCCCAATCGGCGTTGACCGGAACATCCCACGTGCCCGCGTAGTCGCCGCTGCCGGGCTTCTCGATGTTCTTGTTGGTCGTGTAGGTCGAAACCATGTCCCGCTCCTAAATCGCGTGGTCGGCAGTCTTGAGGGCATGGGCGATTGTGTTGTCGTCCACGTTCAGAAGCGGCTTTGTCGTCGCGGCGTGTTCCTTGTGCGCCTTGCCAGAGAGTTTCAGTAGGCGGTCCACGAGATGGTCAATGTCTCCCACCTTGCCGCCGGACGCGCGACCGATGCGACCGCCTTGGTTCTGGCCGCCGGCAATTTCTCCGCCGTAATACGGGATGTAGTGGACAAGATCGTCCGGCACGCGCGCCAGTCCGGGCACAAGGCCCTCGGCTGCGCGCTTGGGGGCTTGGGCTGCGCGACGAACCGCACCCGCGCCGTAGTTCATGCTTCCAACCATACGTGGAGACGAACCCATAGCCTGCGCCGCAGCAACAGCCGGGCCAGCCACGGGATGCACACCGTAAAGTTGGGATGCAATGACGGCGTTCCCGATTATGTGCATGGCATCAGACAAAGATGCGTGCGTGCCCGCTCCTGCCAGCATGTAGGGCAATTCCTGACCGGCCTGCGTCGCACCCAACTGGTCAAGAAGCGACTGCTTCTCGGGCTTGCGCGCGGCAGTCCGCAGCCGGCTCACGGTCGTTGACGCGGGCGCCGTCTGGCCGAGGCCGAGTCCGCGCGTGAGATCGTTTACGTTCTGGATGTGCCCCTGATAGAATTCCATCAGCTTGGCATATTGCGGGTCCTGCGCCGCAACAGTGGATCGAGCCGCGTCGTAGAGTTTGTTAATGGCCCGCTTGGCTTCGGTGTTGCCGGACTGCTCGCCCAAATCCCACAGGGCGCGCTTCAGCTTGTCAAAACCTTCCATCGTCTGCGCGGCAGGATTCTGGCGGTAGGCATTGATCAGCGCCTCCGCTCGGTCAATCGTGACGTTGGCAGGGCCAAAGTTGTGTGGAGACCGGACACCAGCGAATTGCGTGTGCTCACGCGCTTCACCAAGAGCCCTGTCCATTAGCGTAAATGGCAAAGGCGTCTGGTTGGCCCGAATGGACCCCATTTCAGTCAAATAGCGTTGACTGGCATTGTCGCGAATTTCCTCAAGGGCACGCCGCGCCGTTGAGGATAATTCGGCAATGTCACCCTGCCCGCGATGGAACCGGAGGAACGCATCACGCAGCGCGGGATTATCGCTAGCGCCGGCCCGTTCTGCGACCTGCAACAGGCTACGGGGCACGCCCGACTGTGCGGATTGGATGGTCTGCGCTACAGACCCAACGGCCTTGGCGCCCTGTCCAGCGGTAAACATGGCGCCCTGAACCGGATCAATAGCCCGCGCAGCAATTCTTGCTGCCCGTCCCGCCATACCCGGCGCAGAGCCCGCCACGGTCAGGGGCAATGACACGTCCATGCCTACGCTGAATGGATCGGTCGCCACGGCCTTCTTGAACCCCGCCATGGACCCGTAGCGGTTGGCGTAGTCGGCACCGATGGCGTTCACCACGGCTTCGTCACGGGCCTTCTGTTCCGGGTCTTGGTCCGTGAACATCCCCTTGGCCTTGGAATACAGACCCGTGCCGACTTGCCCGATGGCGCCCGCAGTTTCTACTGGATTGGTGACCGCCTGATAGATGCTCTTCCCGACGTTGAGCGCGCTACCCGGCGCATTCCGCAAAGCACTGCCGGCAACTTCCGTCCACGGTGCGGCGCCCCAATCCTTGGCGTCGGACGCGGCGGCAGGTTCCGGAACGCCCATCTCCCGGTAAAGCCGCTGCTGCGAAGATTGTTGCGGCGGAATCGGCGGCACGGGCATCGCGTTTGGCTGGGCGTCTTGGTCAACGCCCATCTCACGCAACAGGCGGGAGTAACTGTCGGACATCAGTTCACCCTCCCCGTGATATAGCGATACATGCCCGGCCCATAGACACGCTCAAACACGGCGGGCGTGAGTTTCTTCACCATGTCCGGGAACTGTTCCCCGGCATGTGGGTTGATCATGAAATGCAAGGGCGACGCTTTCTGGTCCGCACCCGGAACCTTATTCGGCGTCATCACATCCATGAGCATATTGCGTTCACGACGATAGTGATCTTCGCCGAAATCCTGATTGAACGCATTGACCACGTTGGCGCCCAACGGGAATATGCCGCCTGCGCCCTGTTCATATTTCTTTGCGTATGCGGCCAGATCAACCGCTTTCTGATCCGCAACAAACAGGTCGGCAATCATTGTCTTGATCGTATCCGGTGACAATTTCCCGTTGACGATTCCCTGCTCAAGAAGCGGCAACGCAATAGCCGACCGTTCTCCCATACCTCTGGCCTGCTCGGCGACGCGTCCAAAGAACGCCTTGCGCGCGATTTCGCTTGCCGCAAGTTCCTTGGGGTCGAACTGTTCCTTGAAGCCAGCAATACGCATGGCCGTGTTGATAATGCTAGCCAACTGCTGCCGATCTTCAATCATGGCGCCAGATGTCAACCATCCATCTGGGCGAACTGCATTATCAGCAAGTTCAAGCAACGCGGCACGATTGGACTGTGCAGTATTGCCAGCATTCTTCAGAGACTGAACGTATTCCCGAATCCTACCGCGCGTTGCCTCATCCGGAACTGTCTCTTGATACAGGTTCCGCTCTGCATCCATTTCACGTTGTCCAGCCGACCGAACCGGGACTGTATAAAGATATTCGGACGGATTGGTTGCCTCTGTGGGCTTGTCAGGCAGGGCAACCCCTTTTGGCAACGCTTCGGGCTTCGGGGCGACGGGGGCGGGAGAAGCCACGCCAGGAACTTCCGGGACCGCAGGGGCAGCACCTGAAGGAGACGCCGCCGTGGGGACGCCCTGAATGCCGTTGGGGACAAGGCGCGGGGCTTGGCCAGAACGCATGCGAGCATAGAAATCATTGGCCAACATGCGCGTCGGCTTGCCATCCGGTCCGAACACGATGAACTGACCCGTCGCCTTGTCGTAGGCGTTCAACGTCATCGCGTGTTGCTGGACCTGCTGTTGCAAGCCAAGGTTCGCGGCCTGCGTGTTCTGCCCCATCCGACCAGTATCCAGCGCCTGCTGACGCTGTTCCAGTTCCGCCGCCTGCCCAATGCCCTTGGCCGCGCCCGCAGCGCCTTGAAGCAGCGCAGCGCCCAGATAGCGGCTCGGGGACGATGCGGTTGTGCCAACGAATTGCAACGCCGGCAGAAGCCAATCGCGGTTCCGGTCAAGCCACCCGCGTTCGCGAGGCTGCTGGACTTCGCCCTGCGTCTGGCCGAACGATTCACGCGGGGCAAGGCCCTCGGTCATCGTGGAGACGTTGGTTTCAATCGGACGCTCGGTCCGTGGCGCAAGGCCCGCTGTCGCAGTCGCGGGGTTAGAAACGGGCATACCCAGCCGACGAGACACATTCTGCCAGTAACGGGGATCGCCGCCGCCGTTATATGCCTCCGCCACGTTCTGCCAGTGCGCTTCGTTCTGCGGATCATACCCAAGATGCCGGGCTTTTTTCGCAAGGTATTCCATGGCGAAATTGGCATTCGCTTCGGGGTCAATTCGGCGATCTAGTGGAATAGGCGCGACACCATAACCCGGACGTTCTGCCGTTGTTCCTTTGATCTGTCCGAGGCCAACAGACTGTCCGTTGTCTCCCACAATCGTTGGGTTTAGTCCGCTTTCTTGTGCAAAGATGGCATTCGCCAACTTGAGAGGAACGCCATGTCTCTCTGCTGCTGCGGCAATGATAGATGGAATTGAGCCAGGATCGTCCGGCTCGCCGCCTTCGGCATATCCTACTCGCCCGCCGTCTTCAAACCCCAACAGCCCACCAAGCCAACCCACGCCCTTGCCAATGGTGCCAGCAGCGCCGATCAGACTTGCGGCATCTTTGATTGTGCTACCAAGTCCACCAGCCGGGGAAGAACTCGGCGGCTGTGCCGGATTTAGTTTCGCGTCGGTCTTGCCTTGAGGAATACGAAGGCCGGCGGCAGGCTCATAAATCCCCTGCGGCGAGTCATCGTTATCCGCGACCAGACCCCCCGATGCTTTCGGCTCTGCATCCCACGGACGGTCGCCCCACTCTTCCTTCGGTGCAAACAGCCCTTTGACAAAATCTTCAGCCTTGCCCGCCGCGCCCTTGAGTCCGTCATAGGCTTTCCCAAGCCCCTGAGCGGTATTCCCCATATCGGCTACGTCCTTGGCAAGACCGGCCACCTCTTGCAAACCAGTCTTCGGCGGCCCACCCGTGGGGGCCTTGGCCGTGACCAGAGACGGCACATGCAGCGACGCAGCCGGCACAATGCCTTGCGCCCCACCGCGCGGCGTAGTGCCCGGCTGACCGCCGTAAAGCCCCGCCTGCGCCCACGGCAACGCGGCATACATCTGCGCCCTCTGCGCCGCGAGAGACGCCAGATCATTAGGATCAGCAAACCCGCCACCGGCATACCGACGCGGGCGCAATCCGCCGCCGTATTCCGCCGCGTCGTCCGTCGCCGCCTCATAGTCCACCGTCTTGTAGCCGTGAGACTGGCCGACCGCCTCGGGGTGATGCTGTTCCACGTCCTGCGCGACAAGGCCAAGCTGGCGCTGCGGCTGCCCCTTGTAGCGGAACCGGACGATCTTCTGACCGTCGTAGGTCTCGCCAATCGGCTCCACATCGTCCTTGAGCCGTTCGTCCGAAAAGAACGGCATCGGTTGCGTCGTGGACGTGGTGGACCCGGACAGTGCGCCCGTGCCCATAGCGATGTTTGCGAGGAACTGCGCCACTTGGAACGGGTAGGACTGCTGCTGGAGGAACTGGTTATACAGCGCCGACAAACCCGCTTGCTCGGTCTGCTGACCCACTTGACCGGCTTGCAACTGCGCCTGCGCGCCCTGCAACGCGGCGTTCTGGGACGCGGCACCCAGTCCCGCCACACCCTGCCCGTAGCCGGTGAACTGGTTGAACAACCCCTGCCCGGTTTGCTGCAATGCAGCACGATTGGCCTGATCGGCGGACAGTCCGACGCCTTGCTGTTGCTGGGCGGTGCCAAGCGCCTGCCCGTAGCCTTGGTTCAACAGGTTCGCGATGGTCTGGGAATTCGATAGGTTCTGCTGGTAGGCAAGGTTTGCCTGGCCGATGTTCGCGCGGTCGCCACCGAAGGCGCCGGCCTGGATGGCATCGCCCTGCATGGCACTGCGCTGCTGGGCGTTCTGTTGGTTCTGTGCCGCCATGGTCGTGCCCAGCACGGTCCCAAGATAGGGCGACATATATTTGTTGATCGCGGCGCTATCGAGGTTGGACGGATTGACCGCCTGCCCGCCCGCGAGCGTGAACGGCACTGCCGCGCCAAGCCCCTGTCCGAAGGCTTCCGTGGCCTGCCCGAAATAGGGCTGCGCCATACCCGCAGCGGCGTTGGTATTGGCTACGCCGGCCTGCTGGGTGGTGTTGAGCGGGGCAACGAAGGCGTTGGGGTTGGTGGAATAGGTCTGGAAAGGCGTCTGGGCGACGTTCTCCGCCCGCGCATTGACGGCATTATACCGCTGCAACACCTCCTGCGGGATTTGGACCTTACTGGTAGTCGTCCCGGTCTTGCCGCCCATGCTTTACTCCGCAGGGTGGACGATGCCAGTCGTCGCTCCATACAAAAAGAAGGCCCCAGTCGGTTCCCCAAATTGCCGCTTGTAGAGCCGGACCTTCGCCTCCGTCCGACTGTTACTCAATACCCCAATTATGAGAGGAATTCCAAGGGTATCAGCCACATGCTTGGAAAACTCACACAACCGCCGCGCCCGCCCCCCTTTTGCCGCCCGGAAATCAGGATGAATGAAGATTCCCTTTTCTTCCGCGACAGGCTTGTCGGAATACCACAGGTCCGTGATCCGGATCAGCACGGCACCCTCAATCTGCCCACCTTTGGGGCCGATGATGCCGCAGATTCCCCGATCCTGATTGAGCGCCGCCCAGATTTGTTCCAACACCTTGATCGGGTTTGGCTCAATGAATCCGTTTTCCTCGCAAGCCTCCCCGGCCAGCGCCATCAACTGGTCCAAGTCCTCTGGCGTGCCTATGCGAACGTCCAGTTGGTCCGTCATGTGTCGCCAGCCATATTGCGCTCAATATCGTTCAAAATAGATCGCACGGATTCTTCTCGAATCGTCATGCTGGTTTTAAACAGTGCAGCATTAATAGCATCCCTCGTAATACTGTATCCAGTAGAACGGGGTCTGGCCTCTGTAAAAGGGATGATAAACGTCTCCATTCCCTTCCGAAAATCGCAAATAGCATTCATCGTTATTGTTCCCCTTTTCATGCACTTAGTCCCGCTTCGGCCCCGGAAGGCCCTTCAACGTCTTGATCGTCTCCGCACGCTTGCGCAGCACGTAGGCGTCCAGAACCCGATGCCCGCGCTCCATGTCCCCGTCACCAGCAAGAAGGACCTCCTCGGGCGAAGCCACATATTCACCGCCTGCCGCCACAATCGGGACAGCGCCAGCGCCGCCGCCACGGGCACGGGGCAGTTTCTCCCCATACGGCGTGTCCGGCTGCCCGTAAAGCGGACCACCCGCGTAGGGGTCTTTCCGCCCGCTGTAGGGCCGTTTGCCGCCGTCGTAGGCGTTGCCCCCGTAGTTGATGCGCAAGTTCTCGAACATTCGCTGGATGGCCTTGAAGCCCGCCGCCGTGTTCCCTTCGCCATGCGCGCTCACCACATCTGCCGGAAAGACGTAAGAGCCAGAAGGGACGTGCATCGGCAGGTGATCAGTGCGACCCGCCACATGCGACTTAATCGGTCCAACGTGTTCAGTCACGGTGGTTGCGGACCCGCCGCCAAGCATGCCGCCTGCGTCGCGGGCCTTGCGGGCGATATTTACGGCAGCATCTACTGAACCACCGGAAGCCCGAGTTTTTCCTTTTTTCAAATCGCGGATGTCTTCCATCGTGTAGGCATTCCATCGTTTCCCCGCTTCATCGCGAGTGATGAAATTGCCTTCTTTGTCCAGAAACCCGGTATTATCCGTTTCTTCATGCCATTCGTTGCTTAGTCTGCCCCATGCGCCAGTTTCATCGGTCGGGGGAATTTGATTAATCGCGGCCTGATGTGACCATCCAGAATAAATCTTCCCAGTCTTGGGGTCGCGCATTGCCGCGCGAATACCCTCAACTTCACGCTGCGATTTCAGCAATCGCTCATAATCCGAAGCAGTGAGTCTTTTGGCGTACGGATCATAGCGGCCACCTGCCGCCCGCGTCTTTCGCGCCACGTTCAACGCGATGGCGATGGCCTGCTTCTGAGGCTTACCGGCGCCGATTTCCGTGGCGATGTTCTTTGACACAGCGGCCTTGGATGCGGACTTGATCAGCGGCATTCTACCCTCCCGATCCAGAGGCCATGATCGTGCAAGTCGTTGCCGTGGCGTAGCACTGGACCGTCTCGCCCGGCGCCATCGGCATCGCTCCCTGCCACTGCATCAAGCTGTTGGCCGGCACGTTCGCCCCGTATATCAGCGCATTGGACGCGCCTGCAGTGCCACCCGGAGACACGATGGAAACCCACACCTGCGCAGGGGCCGCGTCCGTGTTGCAGATGTCGATGTTCGTCAGCACGACGTTGTTGTTCGGCTGCACAGTATACAGCGTCGTATAGGCCAGCGCCATTGCGCCGCGCCCCATGTTGATGCGGCTGGCAAGATAATTGGACAGCGTGTTGACTGCGACGACGCCGTTCTTCAGCGTAGTCAGAAGATCGCTGAGGGACGATGCGTTGGAGAAGATGGAGCCGCTCATCAGTAGCGCCCGTCTTGCTGAATACGGTAACGGATATTCCCCGTCCTCCAGAACGCATCAGGCGCGGCAGTCTCCATCTTGATCGAGACCAAGCGCCCCCGAAACCGCGTGTTGAACACAGTGAGCGATTCCGTGAGCGTGTAGGGGCCGAACTCGTTGGGCGTGGCGCCGGGAAAGTCTGTGACATAGAAGGTCATGTTGACGCTCGCATTCTGCGTCCCGCCGTAGTAGCCCCACTTCATATCCGGCCAGACTTCATCAACGAACACCTGCACATCCGCGTCGGCCATAGCGAAGTAACCGGTTTGAAAGGATGCCTCCAGCATCGCGCCGTCCGCGTTGGTCGAAGTCTCATGCTGGTAGAGATACAGGTTGGGATCAGCGCCAATAGGCGGCCCCAGCACGCTTTCGTTGATCCATGCTGTCCGACCCAGCGTGCCGAAGTCCCACTGGTTCAGGTTCACGTTGTATTTGACGTAGTTGCTGACCTCGCCGTTGGATGAGGTGGTGGGGTAATACCAAGCCACCTCGCCAAACCGGGAATTGGCCGCAACGGTGATCTTGGATAGGTTGTCCCGGTCCAAGTCCTGAAAGATCACGTCCCACAGCGGGCATGGGATCGGATCAACGCCGCCGCCGGCCAACCGGAAGAACTGCGATTGCCCCATCCAGTAGACGATGCCGTTCATGGACACGGCGCCACGACGCCCGATCAGCCCGCAGCCAGTGCCCACCTCGTTGAACTGGTAGACGTAGGGCTGCCCCACATACTGCATCGCCCAAACGCCTAGGTCAGTCCACAGCAGCGCCTGTTGCGGCCCCTGAATGCCCCCGACGATGCGCGAGCCACGTGGTATCCGATATGACCCGGCTTGGTTGGCAACGGTCCCAATCCATGCCGTGAAATTGTTGACATCACACCACCGCACCAGCAACGGGTCCTGATCGCCGTTGAAGGTGGATCCCCAAGCGATAATCTGCCGCTGCGGCATGGCGACGAAGATGCCTTCGTTCACCACGGGGCTGTTGGGGATAATGGTCGCAATCGGCTGCCCCGAAGTCGGGCGCCACTGGTAGATGGCCGAGTAGCCGTTCACATACACCTTGATCGTGCCCGCGCCGGTCATGGCACCCGTGGTGGCATTGGTAAAGGTAATGGACCCGGCGGACGAAGCGTTGACGTAGTAGATGCCGTTGTAGCCCGTAGGCGTCATGCCTGAAATAACCACCGTCGCGCCGATGGGAGCCACATAGGTATTGTCGAAGGTGATTGTGGCGTCGGTCGTGTCGCCCGAAGCAGAAACCGTCTCAAACGCCAGGTATTCATTGCCATGGGGGCATGCGATCAGGATTTCACCCCAGTTGTCCAACGACCAGTTGTCGGCATAGATCGGAATACCGCTTGTCGGCACGATGGCCGAGCCCGTGCCATACCCGCCGCTTCCGTACCCGCCAATGCCATATCCAGTGCCGGCAGGAACCGCGCCGAAACCGACGAAATAGACGAGGTTCACGTTGCCGTCATTCATCGTGACGGTGGCCGTGCCGGACGCCTCGTTCTGTGCGTTGATGACGAACACTGACGAGGATGTGACCGACTGAACGATGTAGTTGGAGAACAGCGTGATGCCGCCGACCGAAGTGGGCAACAGAACCGTGAACGTGTCTCCGACACTGAAACCGTGATCGGCCAGCGTCACTTCAACGAAGGACTCGCCGGACGTGGTGTCGAATACCGGCAGAGCGCCCGCGTTGAGAACGGTGGACGTTGCCAGCGCCGGGTTGCCAAGCGTATCCGCTGCGTGGATTTCGTAGGTCGTCGGACCCACGCCGTAGCACTGGTAGAGGCCGAACAGGACCAGCCCGCCGATGCTGACGGGCGTGGCAATGAAGACGCTATCGAAGTCCGTCGCGGTCGTAACCGGGTCCTCGATCTGCACCACTTCGCTGCCGGCAGTGGTCGAGAAGTCCACGCCGATGTTGTCCGTGATCGTGCGCGGAGTGATGTCCCGCAGAACGCCATCGCTGATGACGGCAAGCTGCGCCTCGCTGGTGCCGTCAATGGTGACTGTGCCCACGCCGAGGTAATCGACCTCGTTTGTGTCCCGCCATGGCCAGATGGCACGGACGGTCGCCGCCATGGTGCTGGGATAGTATTTCGTCCATCCGCCAATCGGCTGCACAAGGCCGAGGCCAGACCGATCCGGCATGAAGCGGATGAGATTGCTTTCCGAGATCGCGGCTTCGTTCAGGGCCGGCGTCTTGGTCTGGTCCACGCCAGGGATGAGTTTGAGGGAGGCGTGCGGCATGCGCTACCCCCGCGTTGGCGTGGCAACGGGCGACGGCGATTCCGACGACCACGCCGAGGCAGCAAACTTCTTGCGGGCTTCTTCCACCGCAGCGCCCTTGAGAAGCGCCTGATATTGGCTCTCGTAGGACTGTGCCATGGCAGGATCGTCCGCTGCCCGCCCAAAATTGCGCTGGTAGCCAGACAGATAAATCATGCTCGCCATGATGAACAAGTCGGGCAGATACAAGCTGATGAAGGTCGTGGTGTTTGTATCGGACAGCGATTCGGGCCGGTAGGTGCCGACTACCTCAACGTAATATGCTGCATCCGCGAAGGGGCCGACCAGAAACAGGTTGTCATTGAACGGCACGAAGTATTTGGGCAGGCCCCGGTTGGCCGAGGCGGAACTGCCATAGACAGCATCGAGGAATTCCTTGGTCGTGGGCAGCAACGGGTTCCGCGTGCCCGCGTTGGGGTCGCTGGTGCCCGCCGGGGTGATGACGTTGATCTGTTCGGACACAACCAGCGTGCCCTCAGGGAGCGTGATCGTCCGGGCGCCGGCTGCGACCTGATAGCCCGTGACCGCAACAGACGTTTGGAGAAAATCCAACTCCCGATAGATGCGGTTTTCCGCATACGTGATCATTTGCGGGAGGACAATCAGGTAATTGGGGTCAGACGTGCTGGCAACCGCGCCCATGGTCGCGATTTGCTGGATGTAGCTGTCGGTCCCGGTTACAGACCCGTCATAGGAAAGGCCAGTGGTCACGTCTCACCTCGCTAGACAGCGCCTATATTACCTTCCCCGCGACCAATATACCATATCTAGGCGGCTTGGTCCTCGGGTTCCGAGATTTCCCCACGATACCACGCCAAATTCGTCCGCAACCGCAAGTCATCCGGTTCCGCTTCAACCGCCAGAACGCCTTGCCGGATGGCTTCATCCTTCATTCCCATGTGCCAGGCCGAGATTGCCGCCAAATCGTGCGGCTGGGCGCCCCAAACTGCCGGATCGCAAGTGTAGACCAGCGCCTTGTCGGTGATTTTCAGTGCCCGGCGCGCCGCCGCATAGCATTCCTCCCACCGATGCTGGGTGTAGAGGGTCATGGCCAGCCCGCACCACGGTTCACGAGTGTTCGGTGCCTCGGCGCATGCCCGCAGATACCAAGTTTCCGCGTCCCACGGGCGCCCCAACTCGCCGCAGGTCTGCCCCAGCAGCCGCATGGCGTAGCATCGCTCATTTGGCCACGTGGCCTCGGGCATGGCGAGATACGCCGTCAGGGCGGTCTCCGCTTCCGCCCAGCGCCGGTTAAAAGTCAGTTCGCGGGCATGATAGAAAGCGTTCCGGGGGCAGCGCGGGTCCTCTTTCACGGACAATTCCAGCAGGTCCATGTATTGCCCACGGCTTTTGTCCGGGTCCGGGTGGTGGCTGACCAGAAGCGCGTCGGTTTCGGCCCAGACTTCCGTGATTCGGCCATCCGGCACCGGGTATTCGTGACAAGGGTGGTGCCAGTGATAGCCGTGCCGCGCGTGGATTTTCTCGTATTTGAACCGGATGCCGGCGCCCCAGTCGAAGTAATACCGCAGCCGCGTCGTGCCCGGCGTCCAAACCCGCTCAATTTCCGCCCGCCAGCCCGGCTCCATCACCTCGTCAAGATCGAGGCTGATACACACGTCAATATCGCGCGGGATTAAGGCCAAGGCGGCGTTGCGGGCATGGTCGAAGCGCCACGGGCTGATGCAGATTTCATGCACCACGGCGCCGTGAAGTTCGGCCTGATAGGCGGTGTCGTCCGTGCTGCCCGTATCCGCGATCATGACCATATCGGCGTCATTCGCCGAGTCACAAAACCGATCTACGAAATGGGCTTCGTTCTTGGAAATGGCATAGACCGCGATCCGCAGCCGCAGGTCATGCTTTGACCACACATAGACGCCGATATCCCCATCCAACTTGTGCCATTTGGGAGCGCCGAACGCCGCCACTACCGCGTCGTGGGTCCAGTTATCCACCACATGCCGTTCGTAGGGATTGCCCTCGTATTCCCCCTGCGGGTAGTGCCCGATTGGCAAACTGATGATCACCGTATCCGCACAGGTCCGCAGTTTGTCCAATAACACACGCGCATCGTCGGCAGTCATGTGTTCCAGCACATCGCCGGCAATCGCCACGTCGAAGTGGTTGTCGGGACGCCATTCCCGCGCATCGGCTACAATCAGGCGGTCGTATAGATCGTTGAGTCCGAACTGCTCCACATACGGTTCCCAGACTTCAATGCCCGTGACCAGTGCGTCCTCAAACATTCGCGCGTAAGTGCCGCTGCCGCAGCCCACATCGAGGATGGACGTATGCGGGACACGATCAACGATGTAGCGCGTGAAGTCCTTACCTCGCTCTGAACTGAACGGCACTTATCCCCCCACCTTTGCCGGCTCCGCATTGACCGCGACCGCATCAATCGTGATAGCACCCACGTCTTGCCACGGCGCCTTGTCCGCCGCGTCCAACTTGGTTGCCTCTTCAGTGAACGCCGCAGCCACGTGCGCCGCGAACGCCTTGAACAATGGCACCACATCGGCTTCCGTGATTTCCACAAATACGCCTTCTGCGGTCTTCCATAGCGTCGGGCTTGGGAACACACCTGATTGCAGCGCCAGCACCGCTCCCATCACCGGCCCCATGGCTTCGCGCGTGGACACAAACCGATAAGGACGATCCGCCTTCACAGGCTGGAACATGAAGCCGCCAGTTTCCTTCCGCCAGCGCGCTTCGGCTAGTTCTTCCGCCTTCTGTGCCCTGACGTGCGCAGTAGGGTCAAACGTATCCGTGATCTCTGCCGCACGCTTTTCGTCCGACGCATACCAAAGGTCGTGGTCACCATTGACGATGATGATGCCCGCAGCCTCAATAGCTTCAACCAATCCAGGCGGCGGACGTTGCGGGATGTTCAGAACTGGTTTCATTTGAAAATTAGCGCCGGAATACCGTTCACCGCACTTACACCCGTAGCCGCTGTAGCTGGATCATTCAACACTGTCTGCGATCCAAGGGTTAATGGGGCATTGGCTGGTGAAGTGGAAAAAAGCCCGCCCTGAGAACCGGATGTCAGTGTTGTCATGTTGCGAAATATGCCTCCACTCCCGCCGCCAACAAGATAAAGAAAAGCGACCCAAACCCATCCACCGAACGCTACCGGAGTTGCCAACGCCGTAGTTTGGTAACTGGTGTTTGCCGCCCCCACTGCCTTTTGAGTAAACGCACACAATTTGCGACCAGCAAAACCAGTCGAGGCATCGGTTTCATAAATTGCAACGTCCACAGTCGGAGACCCGCCCGTAGTCGCGCCAGTTTGCCGAAACGCGACTTGGCTGTATTGTTTCCATGGCATCTCGATTTGAACGTAATAAACAGTTCCAGATGCTGGCGTAATTGTCCCGGATATTGCGCTGGTATTCAGGGGTTGGAACCCATAACCATCAGTCACCGAAGCAACTGCTCCCATAGCAATTCTATACGGGTTCCGGAGATCAGGCGATGCTCCCTCAATCACAATGTCAATGTTTGCCGCCGTTGAACCGAAGTTCAATGCTGTAGGCGCCGTTGCCACACCCATGGCCGGCACAAACGTAGTCCCCGATGCGACCCAAGTGCTGCGAACAAGCGTCCGAGTCAGAACCTCCGTTGACGTATTGTAAGAACCAATACCTTTCTCACGCTGCACGGCCACAGTCTTGGTCGAATCCGACCATTCCGTGATGACGTAATCTAGAACAACCGTTCCCGTCCAAATATCGCTTGGAATTGGACTGCCGCTTTGCGCCGTGCAAGTCAGCGTACCAGTGCCACCCGTGGAACTGGTGAGCATGATGTCATAGATGCCTGGCGCGGCTCGCGGGCTATTGCCTGCGCCACCCGTGGGGCCGGTCGGCCCACCCGCACCCGTAGTTCCAGTCGGCCCCGTTGGACCTCCTGCACCAGTTGCTCCGGTCGGACCCGTAGGGCCGCCGGCTCCCGTAGTTCCTGTGGGACCTGTAGGCCCAGAAGCGCCGGTCGTGCCTGTAGGGCCAGTCGGCCCCCCAGCACCTGTTGTCCCAGTCGGGCCTGTCGGACCTCCAGCCCCCGTGGTTCCGGTTGGACCTGTAGGGCCAGAAGCCCCAGTTGTCCCCGTTGGTCCTGTCGGACCTGCGGCGCCGGTTGTTCCCGTGGGTCCGGTAGGACCTGTTGCGCCCGCGTCACCTGTGGGGCCAGTTGGTCCCGATGCTCCAGTCGCGCCGGTCGGGCCAGTGGGACCTCCCGCGCCTGTCGTTCCGGTAGGCCCTGTTGGACCGCCGGCTCCGGTAGTTCCGGTCGGGCCTGTAGGACCAGTCGATCCAGTCGGACCCGTAGGACCGGGCGCGTTTGTTATACGTGCCAGAAAGATCTGGTGGTTGTTTGCAAAATTTGTGGTGCCTGTTCCGCCAGACGTAACGATGGAAACCGGAATAGTCCAATAACTGTTGGACAATCCGGGGTTTATATTTGTCGTTGATCCCGTAACTATCCACTTCTGATAATTGGCGCTGTCATTCTGGTCTTGAATGATCAGTGCCTCGCCAATAGCGATAAGAGCCAGGAACACATCAACATCTATATTGTCGTCGGTCAGATGATTGACGTTGATCTGCGTGGCATTAATCTGCGTGGCATTATCCCAAAGCAATTTGCCACTACCAGGATCGCCACTGGTTGCCCCAGTGTCTGCGCGATATTGAAAAATACTAGACGAAAGACCTTGTGGTCCCGTAGGTCCAGTTGGTCCGGTCGCACCTGTTGCGCCAGTAGGTCCGGTCGGTCCTATTGCACCAGTTGGTCCAGTTGCACCCGTCGCACCAGTCGGCCCCGTGGCGCCGGTCGGGCCTGTGGGACCTGCCGGGCCTGTGGCGCCCGTTCCCGTTGGGCCTGTCGGGCCGCCTGCACCAGTCGTCCCGGTCGGGCCGGTCGGGCCGGTGTTCCCCGTAGTGCCAGTGGGACCAGTCGGTCCACGCGAGCCGGTTGGGCCAGTGGGACCGGCGGTGCCGGTTGGACCCGTGGGGCCACCTGACGGGCCTGTGGGGCCTGTGGGGCCTGTCGCGCCGGACGATAGGGGCGGGTAGAGTTCTAGGGTCAATTGACGATCAACCCCCGAGAGCGCCCGGATGGGGGAGCCGTGTAGTGGCTCATGAGAAGGCCATAATCCGGCTCAAGCCCGCAGCACGGGTCATTGAAAAATTCTTGATGTTCCGCAGCCGTCAGGGCGCGATTGAACAAGTGGAAACCATAGATTCCGTCATAGGCATTCCCGGCAGCCAGCCACGGCAAGGATGTGCGGTTGACGTTGAACACATCAAATGCGGTCGTGCTGCTGTTGGGCGCTGTTCCAGTGTTCCCGACAGCATTAGTGTTGAAGTAGGCAGTGGTGCCGGAACCATTCCATGAACAACCAATTGTCGCGGGGATGCCGCCGTCATTGGAACCCATGAACGATGCCGAAACTACAACGCGGGTATCACTGGAACCGGACCAGCCAGCATAAAGGTTGCTGTCTGAGAATTTCAAAATCGACAGGCGGTTCGTTGCGGTTGGCGCGCCAATGTCGAATAGGTTGTAACTGAACCCATCATTATAGGCCCACGAATAGGACGTATGACACAGAACCGATCCAGCGGTGCCACTGAACTTCATGTTCAGGGCGCTTCCAGCCATGTCATATTGACCGCCACCAATCAAACATGGACCGCCAAGGCGCCCACCCGGATTACCGAAGTTTGACGGCATCGTGCCGTTGTTCCCAATGGCAAAGCCACTTGTATAGATCGGCAAGCGGCCATTGCCGTTGAAGATGCCGCAGAACAAAAGATCGAGCCCAAACCAATGGCCCCGGTTCACCCGCACCGGGAACCACGCCGGCACAGTGAAGTGTGGCGGTCGATTCATCCACAGGAATGCCGCCAGGTCAGCCGTCAGCAACGGCGGCGGCTTCGCCCACGAATATCGTTGAACGAAAGCCGGTGCCGCCAGAAGCGTGGCGCCCCCGACCAGTAATTTCCGGCGCGAGATCATCCGTTCAGATTGATGTTGGTGGTGCGGCAATTGATTGTCGCGGCGGCAGAGGCGTTGAAGGCTGCGCCCGTGCCATTGTAGATGGCAACCTTGAACACCCCGCGAGTCGGAATGAAGAAGTAACTCGTCGTCCACGTGATCGCTGTGCCGCTGCCGACAGTGCCTTTAATCCCAACCGTGGCAACCTCGTAATTGGACGATGGGATAGTCGTGATCTGATCGCCATATGTCGTGCCATCTTGGTTCTGCGGCACGATGTAGAACTTGAGGAACGCGCCGGATGCAGAGGTCGTGCCGCCCATCGTGATGGTGCCGGAAATCTGCATCAGCGTATCAAGGTTGGACGAGTTGTCCAGCGTGGCGCTTGTGGCGACAATGCCAGCGGCATTGGCAAGTGAGTTGATGTCACCCGCAGCAAAGCCACAAGACGTATAAGACCCTGAATTCAGAGCGCCCGGCGTCTGCTTGGCGGTGTTAGCTGCATAGGACGGCGCCGCAATCGTCAGAAAAGCGGCAAGCGAAAGTCGAAAAAAATTGTTCATGAGCTTTTCCGGCAGTAGAGGGTTACGCGTGCGGTTTCGACCGTGGCGGGGCTTCCGCTGACCTGTAACGCCAACGTGACAGGCGCCGAAGTCGTTCCCGAAATAGCTGTTGTCCATCCGGTCAAGGTGGTGTCAATATTCTTCGTCGCGGATGATACCGCAACCGGCGCTGATGCGGAAATCTTGTCCCCAGCGGCGGGGTGCGTGGCACCCGCATCGAAGTTGCTGTAGGTCGTGGACGCCACGTCAAACGAGATAGACCCAGACGGGTTGGCTTTGATGCCAGCGGCGACAATCGTGCAGGCAAAGCCCACGTCGAGGTAGCATGTCTTCGCGCCGGCAGCGGTTCCATTGTAGACGCAGGACGATGAAGTCAGTGCCGCGCCACCGCCGTCCACATCGAAGATCAGTTCCGTGAGGCGCGTATTGTCCGAAGCCGTAACCGTGCCCGCTGTGTAAGTCATGCCCGTGCTGAAGACCTGCGGCAGGCCCGATGAAATGTAGTTGCTACCGTTGCTGGTCAGGATGATGCCCTGCCCTTGCTGCAATACTCGGGAGGACAGGCCGTCGATGGTGCTGGTGGTGGGCGTGATCGTCACAGCACCTGCGCCGATGTTCACGAACGTCGCGGACCACGTATTGCCGAAGTTCCCGCTCGCGCCGGCCTGTGGCAGCGTCACGGCCACGGACGAGCCGTTTGAGAACGAGACTTTCTTACAGTTGTCCGAATTCAGAACGGTGTAGGTCGTGCCGGTCTGCGCGTTGATGACCTGCTGCGGGCAACCCTGCGCAAAGGCGCCACCGCTCGCCAACAGCCCAAGCGCGACGATCAGGCTTGCGAGAAGACGCGCCATTGTGTGGCTCCCATGCGAACGTAGATTTTTCCCGTGTTCGGGAAGATGCTGTCGGGATTGTTGGCGCCAAGGCTGGCGATCTGCGACCCGCTGTCGGGATACTGCAACAGCGTGTTCGCCGTATCGTTGAACACGAACCGCTGCGATCCAACCGGATCACTGGCCGCTGCCCGAAACTTAACGCCCGCACCCGCCGCACACGTTGTCACCGTATTAGCGTCAGTCGTCAGTGCCGTTGCGCCCGCCAGGTCCGTGCCCGCAGCGGATACCGCATCACTGACCGTCAAGGGCGCAAGGCTGGCACTGGCCGTCGTGGCGTTGGTGATGCGGCCCTGCTGGTCAATGGTGATGACCGGGATCAGAGACCCGGAACCGTAGGAACCCGGCGTGACCGCCGTATCCGCCATGGAAATGGTGCCCGCGCCGACAATCGGGCTTGGCGATGCGGTCAGGCCCGTGCCAGCGGCAACGCTCGTCACCGTGCCGAAGCCGCTGCCCGAAATGGGCACCTCAGTCGCGCTGGTGACGTGCCCGAACTCATCCACCGTAACCTGCGACACGTGCGTCGCATCGCCATAGGTGCCCGCCGACACGCCGCTGGTATCGTGCGAAATCTCGCCAATGGACGTGATGATAGTCGGGTTGGCGAGAATCGGCGCCACGGCATCAATCTGGACGACCGTGCCGGGATTTGTGGAGACCAGATTGGCAATGGCGCCAGTTGTCGTCCGCAGCGAAACGCCGGCCTGGACAATCTCCAACTCTTCCGTGCCGGTGAGCGCGATGGCCGGCCCGAGGTTCGGGATTTGAACGTCTGCCATTTACGTTGGCTCCTCGCCGTTCAAAGGCCCCGTCTTGGGCACTTCCTCATAGTTGTAGGGCAGGCCCGGATCAGCGCCGCCAGCATCATCCGGCACAAACGCATCAGTGCCAGGCTGCTGGTTCAAGCCGCCTGGCGGTTCGCCCGTGATCTGCGTAGACCGCTGCGCATCATCCTGTGTGATTCGGGTATCGCCACCCGGCACCGGAATGCCCGTGCGCGCGTTGACGGTGTTCTGTCCGGACGTTTGCCGAATGTTGGACGACGCAGCCACATAGTCCTGCGTGCGCGGGTTCATGATCGGCAGCGGATCAGCGGGGATGTTGATAGACTTCAACTGCTCTTGCGGCACGTCAAGGCAATGACGGCACACAAGCATCTTCGTGTTGTAGAGGCCCGAACCCGCAAATTCGAACTGCCAGCCTAGCAACACATGGTTGTAGAGAAACCCGCAGCGGTCACAGATCGCAAAAGCCTGCGGATTGCGACTGGAGACGTGGGCGCGGCCATGCGGTCTCACCTGTAATACCCCCCGATCATCGGGGAGATGTAGTAGTTCGCGGTTTCTACGTTCTGTTCCGCCGCGATCTTGTATTCCTCATCCGCCAGCGCCTTCATCGGAACGGCCATCTGAGGCGCCCACGCAATAGCCAATCGCGCCGCCAGACCATAACTGAGCGCCGCCTGCCAGAGATAGGGCACATTCGCGGTCTGCCCGTTGGTGAGTGCCGCGTCTTCCAACTGCTTGACGCGGTAGTATTTCAGCGAGGTCTGGGACCCGTCCGGCACCGGCCAGATGGTCACGGTGGGGGACAATAGCCGGTCAAACCAGAACTGCGTCGGGAACCCTTGCTGCGTCTTGTTGGGGTAGTTCGCATATTCCGTGCGCGAGATCGGGGACAGAATTCGGTCAATCGTCGGGTTGCTGCCGATGGTCACATAGGCATCGAGCATGACCACCGTGTTGGCGTCCACGTCATAGGTGGACGTGCCTTGGACCAGCGGCACCGTGACCAGATCAACCGCCCACAGATTGACGCCCCGATTGCTCCAGTTCGCGAGCATGAGGTTCGTCGCCATCCGGGCATACTCAAGATGCTCTTGAAGGATGGCCGTGTTGCGGACGCCGATGCTGTTGTATGCGAACAGCACCGTCTCACCGATAGAAGGGTTGAAGGCGTAGGTTCCGCTGCTAGTCATCTAGACCCCTTACAGCGGCGCCGCCCCAAGCTGGCGGAATGTGCCACGAACCGAGCCAGTGCCACTGTTCAAGAGGATGCGCGCCCAACGCGGGACCACAGCCGATGTTCCTGCAATCGTGGCCGTCGCTGTTACCAGCGTCGAATCCCCGATGCTGCTCCACGTCATCGACGCGGGTGCTACGGGATCGCTGGGGTCGTTCGGGTCGTCCATGGTCTGCTGAACGGTGTAGTTCACCGTTCCCGTCACGACGCACTGAATGGCCGCTTGCGCCGCCGCCCAATCGTCAAACCGCACCCATGGCGAGCCAGCTACCGTTGTGGTTCCGAAGGTAATCGCCGCCGCAGTGGCTGCCGAGGCGTATATGGAGATAATAGTCTTATAATCCAGCACAGACATGGCGGTGCTGGAATTGACACCGTTCATCACCTCGCCGATCCGGTCATTTGACCAGTTGGTGCCCACGATGGTGAACGTCTTGGTGCTTTCGCTGCCGTTGGTGGTCAGGAGAATGCGGCGCGGAGTGTCCAGCGTCGCCACACCACCCGAGGCCAAAGACCCATTGATAGTCAGATACCCAGCGCCTGAAGGCGTCTGGGAGAGGCAGATATTGTTGGCGGCGGCGGATGCCAGCGGGCCAACGGAAACGATCATCGGGACCATATCAGTGCCTCATCAACATTTCACATCCCACCGCTTCAGTGCCAGGTTGATGCGACTATTGGGATCATGTGAAGTTTTAGCAGATGTCAGCTTTTCTTTCATCCCGCACATGCGAGTCCGAAAGTTCTCTCGGCGCTGCGCCGCAGCCGGGCTCTGGGACGCCTCAGACGCCGTGACGGGCTTCTTGATGTCATGACCTTCGCGCCGCAGAGAAGCACGGCCACGGTCGTTTAAACCGCCTTCCGGGCTCTTGCCTTCCTTGCGCGTCCAAGCCCCCGCCATGCGCTATCCCTTCTGCGAAAACGGGGGCACGACGGCCCCCGCTTTGTCCGTCCAATCAGGCCGTCACAGCCTCAGTAGTGGCTGCTCGGCTTGCGCGGCGTGCCGGAAGCGGCAGAGGAAAACACCCCGCCACCGCTCTTGCGCGGCTTGCGACCGGCATGGGCCATGGACATAACGCCGGGCATGCCAACGTCCTTCTTGACCTTGCCGCCCTTCTTGAAGCCGTTGGTGCCCTCGCGGGCTTCCTTGGCCACGTTGCTGTCACCGCCGGCATAAGCCCGAGTGACCTTCGTATCATCAGCCATCTTAGCCATGTCGGGCTCCTATCAGGTCGGGGTAACGGCGTAGCCGGAAGTCGCCGCAGTTGGGGCGCCACCGTCCACATACATCTGCGAAAGCGCGCCGGCATCGCCCAGCTTCGTGACGCCGATGGTGGACACGTCCTTGAACAGCACCATGCCACCCGCAGCCGCGTTCATCGAGACCGCCACCGCCATCGTCGCGCTGGTGGATTCGATGTTGTTCAGGACGCAGCAACGGTCGAACTTGGCCCAACGGTCCATGCCGGAAGCACCAACTGTCAGCATCAGCGCGCCCGTGCCACCACCCGATGCCTGCACCGGGAAGTCGCAATCGATGAACCGGTTGCGGGGAGTCCCGCCAGCCAGTTCCAGAGACGCATTTGCCGCCGTACGGGCCGTGGTGTCGCCACCGATCTGGCACTGCACGAACAGGTTTTCGCCGACCGAACCGCTGATCTTCAACGAACGGCTCGTGGTGCTGGCCGCGCTGGCCGCGTCGTTCATGCCGAGGAAGGACACATTGAAGTAGCTGTTGCGGCCACCCGCGTCGATCCACGCAATCTGCCCCGTCGCACCGGTCGAGAAGCCGTTGTAGACGGAGAAGTTGGCAAAGTAGCAACCAGCGCCCGTGACGTTGAACATATTACCCGAGTTGCCGAACGTCGCGGCGGTATAGGTGCCGGTCGGCGGGGCAAAGCGGGCGCGGCTGTTCGCGGTGTAGGAAGCCTGGCCGATCAGATGGAGCGCGTTCTTTGCCCAAGTGATCGTGCCCGTGGTGGCCGTGCTGTCAACCGTCGCGGCCAGCGCAGCCGACATCCGGGCGGTGCCCGCAGTCGTGCCGTCGCCAACCAGAACGATCACATCGTTGTAGCCGTCGCGAGCCTGCGCGTAAGCCATATAGATGGTCTGGAACGGCGAGTCCGCCGCGCCCGTGTTGCCATCCGAACCGTGAGCCGGATCAACGAAAATCCAGTTCCCGGTGAAGAGAGGCGCCCCCGAGATGCCCATGGTGGGCACCCCGGCAACCTCAAGTCCACTCAGATGGGTGATACCCATGCTCTTTCTCCTTGAGGCTGGTTAGGAAGTCGGGAACGAACCCCAGATGGCGCGCCAGTTGTAGTAGCCGAAGCTGTAACGCTCATAGCCCTTCACCAGCAGGTTATCGGTGACGAAATCGACCTGCATGTCGGTCTCAAACGCCACACGCTCCATGTAAGAAAGGCCGTCGATGTTGGTCAGCAGGAACCACGCATACTGGCTCGTCAGGTAGTCATCGACCATGTAGCCTTCCGGCAGGCCGCCGGCAGTCATCATGATCGCGTTCACGTCGTTGTCGGCCGTGCCGGGGCGCAGTTCCGTCTTGGTCAGACGGATGGCAACCGGCTCCAACTGCGGCGGGACGATCAGCTTACGGCCACGGGCGAAAACCTTGAGGCCGGCCTGATCGCGGAAGTTCGTGCGGATGGCAATCATGCCATTCAGCAGCGTGGCTTCGTTGAGGTCCGCCTGCACGCTCGGGGTGTTCGCCACGGTGCCACCGTCGATGGGATGGCTGGTGGAGCAAAGCGCCACGCCGTCGCCGCCGATGTTGCTGTCGTAGGTCTGCGCCGTGTTTAGGACGTTCGCGCCGTAGATTTCCTTGGTCTGGAGGAAGGACTCCACCAGGCCGAGGTTGGACGGCTGGAACTGGGACTTGTAGAGGTTGTCGTCAATGGCCTTGCGAGTGATCGCGTAGCCGAGGCCGATTTCCACGTGTTCCTGATTGTAGATGAAACGCTCGCCGGCCCCGTTGTCGAAGGCGGTCTGGCCGCCTTCTGTCTTCAACTGGGCGTAGCCGAGGAACCGCATTTCAGCGGTGCGTTCCAGCGCCAACTTGGAATTGTGCTTGGTGAAAATCTTGTCGTATTGCGACGGAATCTGCTCATACTTGCCTTCGATACCCCGGAGGCCGGGGAGCAGCAAGTCCTTGATCGCGGAAAGATTTACGGCCATGGATCAGGGCTCCCTATCAACCAACGCTCGTGAGCTGCTTGGTGCTCACGTTGTTGAAGGCCACGATGACGTAGTTGTAGGCGCCGGCAGCAGTGCCGGGGGCGCCGGGCGGGTTCGTGTTCAGGCCCACGATGCGGAACGGATAGGTGTCCGTGGTCGTGGGGGACACGCTGATGTCCACATACGCGCCGGAAATGCCGTTGGAGGTGTTCCCGGTACCGATGGCATACTGGACGTTCGCGTTGATGTCCGAGACCGTGGCGCCCGTGGAGGTGGACCCGCCGACCTGCGCGAGGAACCGCGCATTGGGGTCGTTCACGATGTAGCCCTCAACCGTGTCGGTGGAGGCCACGTCGCTACCCGGCCAGTAGTTGGACCAGACGGTGCGCTTCTGGGACACAGACAGATATTTGCAGCCGACGAAGATGCCGGCGATCTGAACCGTGGAGGGACCAGCGGGATTGCCCTGCACGACGTAGCCGCCGTTCGTCGGGGTTACCGGGTCGCCGAAGAAGATGTTGGTTGCGTTGTAGGCAATCCGAACAGGGACCTGCTCATAGGTCGGGGCGGAACCATTGCCGCTATACTGACGGAAGCCGAAGGGCGCGAACGTATTAGCCATCCCTATCGTCCTTCATAATCGACCCTTTGTCTCGCACCGAGCGGACGCGGATCAGAAAAAGAGGACCATCACACCGGGGATGGTTGGTCGCATTGTATGGGACAATTCCCAACAATGCAATAGGGTATCAGATGGGGAGATTTGGCAAAGAAAAACCCCGGCGATGACACGCCGGGGCAAGCTTCATTGGACAGCTGAGAGGAGTCACGTCTGTAGTAAACTGGAAGTCTGACAGGGGAAGGATATGCTTTTTACCATTCGGCCCCCTTCCCGTCAATTCCGGTCTATTGCCTCGCTTCCCACGGTCGCAAAATCTTCATTTCCTCAAACCACACATTAGCTTCTTCTTCATCATCGACTGGCTTCAAATCTAATATCGTCACTTCCGCGTGCCCCATTTGGGGAGACCCATCTGTGATTACCGCTATTAGACGGTCTTTGGCCCAGCCAGTGGTAAGCACAAGCCCATACTTTAACTTCATTTTTCCTCCTGTTGGCGCCCCGAGTAGGACTCGAACCCACATCCTCCGAACTAGAAAATCGGCGCTCATCCAATTGAGCTATCGAGGCATTGTCACGGGCCGGGCTTGATACCGGCTATAAGCCCCTTGCGGAGCCCTCGGGGGATTTATCGGGTATCTCGCTTAGGCTTTCGCCGTCACTTACCACACCATAAGAGCCTTCTACTTAGTGTGGACCCTTGGGCCGTCTTGTGCTCCCACTCGCCCCCATTGTCCCATCAGCGTGTCCTTCCACGCCGCCGTGACGACGCTTATTTACCGCAACGACGTGAGTAGTGCCATCCTAAATCCCGGTCCCCGGCGGCACAAAGCACATCACGCCCAGATCACGCCGCCAGCACAAAACCGCCGAACCGGCAGGGTGCGCTTGGTCTTTCAACACCTTGGCGGCGGGAACTTCGGCCTCCCAGCCATCTTCCGTGATCGCATACCACTTGCCATCACGAAACTGTGCGGTCGTGATGCGGCAATCGCTTTCGTCGCAGCACGATCCGTTGTTCTCCGGGATACGCAGCCCCCGGAACCACTTGGACATGGGGCTGTCCGGATCGGCGCCGGGTGGTGGGGCGGAGAATGCGGGCGACGCAACCAGCAGCGCCAGAAGCGCCGTCCGCAGACTTCTACTCATTCCCCGGAATAGCTATAGGCGCGTAGCCTTCCTTGATGCTGGGACGCACGCCCGGATGCGCCTCGCGGGACATGGTGCCGTCCGGCGTCTGGCCGAGCTTCTGCTTGTTGGCCCGGACTTGGTTCTGCGCGCGAATGCGGTCCTGCCGGCGGGAATCCTCGGAAATCTCTTTAGGGCGTTCCATCAGGACCATGCCCTTGCGCTCAATCGTGGCGGCGCCATTGCCCATGGGCATCATGTCCGGATGGCGCGACGCGGGCACGGGCTCCCATCCCTTGCGGGCAATGGAGACCTGATAGGCCGGGTCCTCGGCGCCGAGTGTGGTCTTGCGCTTCCATTCGTAGTCCCAGCCCGGCGGCACGTATTCGCCTGGCACGTAGAACTCGTCGGCACCTTCGTCGGCATCGCCCAGATGGTTCCGCAGTTCGGCAGCACGGCGCGCGGCGCGGGCACGCGGGTCTTCCTCGCGCATGGCCGGACGCGGGGCGGGACGTTCGGGAGCCACGGGAATGGCGTCTTGCGCCCCTGCGAACGCGGGTGGGGCCGCAAGACCTTCGGCAAGGGAGGGTGCCGTCACGGGCGCCTGAACGGGCGGAACACGGCGGTTGTAGGCCCGCTTGGGACGGGCGGCGGTGTCGGACATCAGTGCAGTTTCCCTTCACGCTGAAGTGCCAGCTTGTTGCGAGCGTATTCCTCCGGGGTCATCCCCAGATCGGCGGCGGTTTCCCGCTCAACGGCGGTCAGACGGACCACATTGGGGCGGGTGCCGGTCCCGTTACCTGAACGTGAAACAGGCGCGGTAGGCGGCGCGCTGCGGCGGCTGATCGGCTTGGCAGCGTCGGTCATCGGGTCGGCATCCTGCTCTTGAACCGGCGCAGCACGGCGAATGCCCAATGTGGCTTCTACCCGCTCAAAATATTCGTCCGTATCCGGCGCGATGCCGTCCGCCGTGACCAGATTGTGCGCCGCAATCATCTTCTGCATTTTGCGACTGTCGCGGGCGTAGTCCGGATTGGCCCGCACCCACGCCGCCGACCGTGGCGACAACTGCGCGGCCAAAGCTTCGACCGGATCGTTGTGCTGGACTGGCTGGACGGGCTGCTTGGCCTGTTCCTCCATGGCCTGCCTGCCGTTTTCCAGTTGCAACAGGCGCGCGGAGTTGCTGCCCATCGCTTCCTGAATCTCAGCCATAGCCTCAAAGTCGCCAGCCCGCGCCGCAGCCGCGTATTGCGCCTTGAGGTGCGTCTGACTGGACTTCACCGTCTCAATGGCGCCCTCCAGCATGCGAAGATCGCTGTCCTGCGCGCCTTTCTGGGCTTCCTGCGCACGGATTTCGGCCTGTCGTGCCCGTTCTGCCGCATCAGCACGGGCAGCGCGCTCCGCATCGAGGTCAGCACGCAACTTCGCAAGTGCAGCATCCGGTTCCGGGGCTTCCGTGGCCGCCGCTGCGGGCGTTTCGGGCGACGCAACAACGATTTCCGGCGTTTCCGGCTCGTCCGGCGCGTTTTCGATGACGATTTCGTCGTTCTGGGCGGTTTCAGACATGATTTTTCTCACCAAACCCGGTCAGGATGGGAAACTTTGCCACGAATGAGCGTATCTTCAAGGATTCGGCAGATGAAAGCCCCGCCGGTCTTGAAGTTCTTGACGGTAATCGACCATCCGTCGCTCGGGCGGAAGTAAACCCAGTCGTTTTCAGCCACCTCAACGCCCTGAAACCACTTACCCTCGGGGTCATTGAACGCGGTCGGGCCTTTTTTCAGGACCAACCCCACCTTGCCCTGAATTTTGTCCTCATCGCGGGTGGCATCAGGCAGAAAAATGCCCCCAGCGGACTTTTCCGGACGCACGTAGATCGCGCACAGAACCTGCGTGTTGAAGACCTCGATGTCCGATACGTCGCCAATCGCATCCCGCAGCGCCTTCGCGGGGTCAGTCGGATGAACCATGAGCATGGCAGGCATTGTATTCCCCTTGTTTAGTTCTTGTCGGCCAGTTCACGGGCCTCTTGCATCAACTCCTGAGCCTCTTTCAGCCCCGCAATCATGCCCGTGTATTGCTTGTATTCATTGAAGGTCGGCACCGCCGCGCCGTTCATCAGGATTTCCGTGAAGTGGGCAATGCGGCGTTGCAGCAATTCGTCCAGAATGCGTTCAAAGACGGTCGAATAGGTCTGCATAGTCTCCCCTTTCTCCCCTTCTTAAGCTGCGGCCCCGGCGCTGAAGGGGAGGGAACAACGCCGAGGGCCGCTTCATCGCTTCCGCTGCTGGCACAACGGGAGCGAGAACCCCGGCGGCAAACTCCACGCCACACCGCCAATTGCGTCCTTCACCTCGTCCACCCACGGATGGAGCTTATGCTGCGGCGCAACAGGCGCCCATTTCGGGTCGCACCACTGCACGCGCGGCATCGGTTCGGGACGCGTAGAACTCAACGCTTGTGGGCCTGGATTTCGGACTTCTCCAGCCGCCCCTGCCCAGAGAGCGCGCCCGCGTCCATGTCCTTGTAGGACCGATAGGTGCGGCCACCGGCCTTACGCGGCATCGGCGCCCCACCAGCGGCGGGCATGGGCATCGGAATGGGCATCGGCATCGGCGCAGGAGCCGCACCAGCACCAGCCGGCGGTGGAACGGCCACTGGCATGCCAGGCGGGCGGCCACCACCCATGGACGGGGGCATGGCATCGGCGCCCTGCGGCTTCTGGCCGGTCGCGATGATGATATTCACGTTGGTCTTGCCGGCCTTCGTGCGGCCACCGGAGGCGCGTTCAACGCGGCCACCGCATTCCTTGCACTTGCACGACGCGGGATGGGCAGCGCCGCCCTTGGCATACTTCCCGAGCTTGCCGGACAGGTCGATGACCGGCTTGGACGGGCCGTTGCGGTCGCTGCCGGACCCGTCGCGCAGGGGCATCGGGGGCTTGTCGTCGCCGCGCTCAGCGGGGAACTGGTCGTCGGATTTGCCGCCGGATGCGCGCTTAGGACGGTCGTGCTTCTTGTCCGCAGCGGACTTTTCCCACTGGGCCATGGTCATGCCGTGCTTCTTGGCCAGCGTCTTGTCCTCGGCCTTGTCCGCCGCAGAACCTTCGACGTGGCCGCCCTTCTTAAGCCCCGCAGCCGACGCCATGACGCCCGGCTTGACGCCCGTGAACCCGAACCGGTTGGGCTGCACCGCAGCGCGATCCGCCGCCTTCATCTTGAGCGCCGCCATGGCACGGGGATCAACCATCGCGCCGAGGTCTCCGCCGTCCATCTTGTGGGTGCGGCCACCGGCCTTGAGGCCGCCCGTATGCTTGACGCCATCCCGCTCTTCGTTCGCGTCCTTAGCATTGCGGTTCACGTAGGCGTTGGCGTCAGACTTGCCGCCAGAGGCGCGGGTTACCCGAGTGTTGCGATAACCATCCGCCAAATCCGCTTCTAGCCGAGACCGTTCAGCCCGCATATCTCCCCAATCGCCTTTCGATGTGACGTTCGGGTTTACATTTGCCATTTGCTTTTTCAGTTGGGCAAGCCTTTGGGCCTTCATACCCAATTCCGACATAATCTTAGCATCCCCGCCAGAAGCACGGGGCTTGCGATCCGCACGGGCCTCGGCCTTGTCGCCTGCCGCCACGACACCGCCGCGCTTGAAGTTGCGGCGAGAGACGGGCCTTAGGCCAGTTTTTGCTTCGGCGTGCAAATCGGTCGGGATGGTATAGTCAGACGCATCAACCTTGCCTGCCTTTTCAGAGGCGAGGCGGTGGGCTTTGGCCTTGTTCGCGGCGCGTGCCGCCTTCGACTGAGCGGACATTCAGTTCTCCTATCTCGCCCGGTTCCCGGCGCCTTTGCCGGCCTTGCCCTTCCGGTGGGAAGGTTTCTCTTTTACCGCGCCACCGCGCTTTCGCGCAAGCAACGTATCATCAAATGGGACAGAGACGCCACCAGTGGTCTCATTCCCCTCAATCTGTCCGCGTCTCGCCAGCATATTGGATGCCGCAGTCTGCTCCGCCATGTTCCGCCAATCGGGACGGCCCTGCCCCATGGCGAGGGACATTTCGTTGAGACGATCCGCGCTCAATGTTTCACGTGGAACACTGGCGGGACGTGTCGCGCGGGCCGAGACTGCGACCGGCGGCATTTCGACTGGGCGACGCTCGGGGCGGCTGGGGACGAACGATGCGGTCGGTTCCGTGGCCTGCGCCGCAACGGACGGGGTATCGCCTGGCGGAGACGCAGCCCCGCTTGCCAGTGCCGCAGCGCCCAGCGTTGCCGCCGCCGTGCGCGGGTCCATCTGCCAACGGGGCGCGGCTTCTACCGCGTCCATCACGGGACCGCTCGGCATCGGGCGATTGCCCATCGGTTCCGCCACAGGCTCGGCCAACGGGCGCGAACGACGCCCAACGGCAACGGCGCGGGACGGCCCGGTCAGCATCGTCGGCCCCATCATGGCAGACTGCGCCACAACGTCAGCCTCTTCAGGCGTGATCCGATTGCGCAAGCGGCGCGGCACTGCGTTCATGATCCGTTCACCGAGCGAACCGCCGTCAGCTTTCCGGGGCTTGCGGTCAGCCCGCACGTCCGCCTTCGCGCCCTCGACCTTGCCGCCTTCCTGTCGGACGCGGACTTTCTTCATGGCCTTATGCGCTTCTGCCAGTTCCGGCAGATACGCCTTGCGGGCACGGATGGCCTTGCCGACGCGGGCTTGGGCCTTGGCCTTTGCGCCTGCGCGCAGGGTCTTAGCGAGATGGGACATAGCTGTTCTTTCCGGCCTGATACGCCAACCGCAGGGCGCGATCTATCGCCCCGCCTTCGGACTTTCCTAAATCGGGGCTGTCCATCTGCGCAGGATCAAAGTTAGCAAACTGCGAACGGACCTGATGCGGCGCAAATGGGATTGCTACCGTATGCCCTTGACCGCCCATCTTGCCGCCAGTGTCCAGAATTCCATCATGACCTAGGGCGCGGAGTTGTTCTGTCACCTTGTCGGGAATGGACGTGAACACCATCGGATTGCGACCGGCGGCAACCTCTTCCTTCAACTGCGCGACCCATTCTTTCGGCGTGAAGCGGTGGTTCTTGTCCCACATATCCGCGCCATAGGATTTGGTGCGCGTCCGGTCCCGCTTGAATGCGCGATCAAGATGCGGGATGACGACGCTCTGAAGGTATTCGCGGTTCGATGTATCCAGCGGCTTCCGCATGCGCAGCATTGCCGGCATCACGCCCTTGGCCTCGGTCCATGGCGCATTGGATTGGTCAATCGGCGCGGGGAATCCGGCAAGTTGGTAGACCTTTGCCAGTTCGGCCTCGTTGCCGATCAATTCGCCAGAGTCATGCCAGAGTTCGCGAAGCGCCGCGAGATGGTTCCCACGATGATGTTTCAGGATATATTCGTAATGGTCTGGGCCGGATATGCTGCCCATCGTGCCTTCTGGGTGAAGGGTCAGTTCCCCCGTTGCTTCCTGCGGATTTTGATACCCGATACGCAATGCCCGGCGCGCAATTTCCTGCTTCACTTCCGGTGGCAGAAAATGCCACGCCCGCTCTACCGGGATTGGAGATCGACCGCTCAATCCGATGGCCTTAGGGTGGACGGTGAAGTAGTCCGATGTCTGGCCCGTATCCGCCGCAGCAAGGGACGTATCACCCTTAGCCGTGGAATAGTTCGACGCCATCTGCGGATCATCGGTGAAGTATGGCATCGGACCAGATGTGGCACGCTTGGGGTTCAAGCGCCCCGCCTCCACCACGCGGTCAATCCGACTTGATCCATGATACCACGGGCCGGTGAAGCCCATTTCCTTCGCACGAGCCATGCGATCTTGATAGGCGCGGGATAGTTTCATGGCCTTCTCAACGCCACCGCCATCCGCAAACCCAAAGATATGCGCGGGGTCAAACACGTAGCCGGGGGCTATCTCGCCGCCGTCTGCGCGATGGACGGGGCCGCCACGCCATTCCCCATCGCCCCCACCGCCACCTTCGCTTTCTCCACCGCCCCCACCGTCACTGTCGGAACCGCCCGCATCGGATTCGGCAGCGCCGCCCATATCAGCGCCGGGACCGCCCATGTCGCCGCCATACATGCCGCCGGGGTCATTGCCAGTGCCCGACACGCCAGCGCCAGCCATGCCCATGCCGCTGTCCATGCCGCCGAAGCCACCCGCGTCGGAGCCGCTATCAACGTCCGCGTCCTTCGTCCCCGGCTCACCCAGCATCCCGGCGAACCCGGCCTTGTCCGCGCCCTTGTCGCTGGCACTGTCGGCATTGCCGCTCAGGGCATGTGGATCGGTTGAACCACGGAAGCCCAGCGCATTGAGGCCCATGCCGGCCAGTGACGTTGCCAACCCCGCCGGACCCGTAGCCAGACCAGCTAGAGACGCGCCGACAAAGCCGGGGCTCATTTGCTGGCCCGTGGCCATGCCGTAGCCCATGCCCAGCGCGCCAGGCGACATGCCAATGCCACCCGGACCCGTAACGCCGCCCTGCCCAATCTCGCCGGCATAGGAGCCTGTGGACGTGGACTGGCCTGGTCCTTGAGACGCACCAGCACCGCCGGGGAACGCACCGCTATTGTCTGTCGGCGGAAACGTCGCTGCGGTCGTCGCGGGCGTGTTGAGCGGTTCCGTGGTCGGCATGCGGTTGGGGCGGTCGCGCATCGGCCAGCCGTTTGGCCCGCGCGTGACGTTCCCGCCACCCATGCCACCCGTGCCCGTTCCCGGCGTGGCAGGCGTGCCCGTGACTGGCGGCGGCGTGTGGATCGGATACGTGGAAGCCGGCGCCCAACTGTCGGCACCACCCATGGCCCATGTCGGGCTCGTCGGCGGGCGCCACGCGGCTAGGGTCTGTGGGTCGAACGCGGGCAGACCGCCGAGGGCGAACGCCTTTCGCATCGCACCATCGCCCATCGCCAGTTCCTGCAATCGCGCGATGCCCGGCCCCGGCGGCGGAAGTTTGGGAATGGAAGCGCGCCCGCCTCTCTTTCTCAACAAATCCGAGGAATTGTCATCGGGCTCGAATGACGCGTGAGAACTACGAATATTCTTCGGATCAAATACAACAATAGATGGGCTTTGACTAGAAACCGACGCGGCACGCCCGCCGGGTAGGACTGCCCCATATTTGGCGTTGTATTTGATTCCATCATACCCCGCAGAGCGAATTATTCTTTCAGCCTTAGGGCGTCCAACGGAGTCAATGTAACTATGCAAAGGAGGTGCCGATTTATTGCCGTTCCCGTCATCGCTCCAGTATGGCTTTCGTCCAGTTCCCTTTAAAAGTTGATCCAGAATTTTATGCTCATCAGAGCCATGCTTGACCAACTGCGTGGCGTCTAAGAATTTGCCGCGCGCATAGACAGGCAAAATATTACCGCCCGGCTTTGATGCATATAGGCTAGCGAAGTCCGGGTTTTCCGCCAAATGCACGCCAGCCAACCCCATCGTCTCATCGCGGGGAGCACGCTTGGCTGAGAATTCCTCTATAGGAACATTGGTCCCGTGATACAGTTTTTTACTTGTATCAAAGCCCAAAGCATTGGCTTTCGCCACCATCATCGCGCGGCGAATGTCCTTGGCGTTACTCTTGGCCACCAGCACCCTCCGCATGATCACCCGCCACCCGCAGCACGTCCGGGAACAAGCCCGCGTTCTCCGGATGGGACAGCACGTCGCCGGCCAGTTTCATCAGTTCCAGATGCTCACGGGAACGCCGGTCAAGATCGCGGTTCCGATCTTCCACCGCCGCCTGCGCAGCCCGCACATCGACCTCACGGGCCTTGGTATGAACCGCCGCCAACTTGGCCTGCGCCTCGATCATGTCCGCCTGCGTGTCGCCCCTGTCGTCCGGCGCCAGCCCCATCTTGTGCTGGACCTCGGCAGCCTTGACCGCAACCGCCTTCTCGCGCGTGTTCGCGTCCTGCTTCTCGATCTGAATCTTGGCAATCTTTTCCTGCATCTCGGGCGGCGGCGCACCGAGGCTCGACGGCGGAGCCATGAACTGTTCGGGGTTCGCGTAGCCCATCTGTTCAATGATCAGCCGATAGATGGCAATGGGATCGAACATCGACGGGTTGGACTGGTAAAGCTGGAACAGCGCCGTCAGCTTTGCCACCCGCTGTGTATGGCTGGCCGTGTTCGGGTCCGCCTGCGGGACAAGGTTGGCGTCCTCCAACGCAGTCAGGAACGTCTTTTCGTCCCACTCATACGAAGGCCGGTTCAACTTCTGCCAGAACGATTCCGGGTTCTCCTTGAACACCCGCGCCAGCAACTGGAACTCCAACGCCTGCGACGCGTGCATGCGCTTGTGGACCGCGTTCATCACCTTTGTGGCCTGGTCCAGCATCGCCAGCGTCGTGCCCACGGGGGCATCTGCGCGCCCCTCGCCAACCTGTAGCTCGGACGTGCCGCCAATCCGCATGCCCGTGGTGGCGATTTCCTGCCCCAGAGACTGCAACGCAGCCTGCCCGGACGTGTTGTAGGGCATCGGCATGACCGCCTGATTGATCGGCAAGCCGCCCGTCTTGACCAGCGCACCGCCGCCCGGCGGCACACGGAAAATGGTTGTATTCTGCCGCGCCCCACTGTCCGCAATGAGAAAGCCGGGGAAGTTGGCATACATGCCGTTGTCCAGCATTTCCCGCCAAGCCGCCGTCAACGCATTGGTCGTGTTGCCCAAAATGTGAAGCAAACCAATGTCGTAGAAGCCCATACCCGGCGTGAACGTGTATTTCACGAAGGACTGCCGGGCAATCGGCAAATCCTCGGTTTCCTTGTCGTAGTTCCGAACAATGGACAAAATCTCACGCGAAGATACGTCTATCGTGACGATATATGGAATCTCAAGACCCGTGCTTTTGCCCTTCAGGGTGTGTTCAAAGCCCTGAATGTCCAGTTCGCAATAGCATTCGTAGATTTCCCGGTCCCGATCCAGCGGATTTTTGGGATCGTTCGCAATGCCCTGCTGGGAATTCTTCTCATCCCGCACCGCGTCATGCTTTGGTGCCTGCGGGGTGGACAGATCAATATCCCGATACACGCCGAGGATTTGCAGCCGCTTGACCGTGGATGGCCGCATCAGAACCCGGTGCGTCACCCGCTTGGCGTTCTGCAAGTCCGTCGCCGCGTTGTTGACAATCAGGTCGTCGGCATCCACCGTCTCAGAAACTGGACGGTTCCGCAGCGGGCAGTAATAGACCTTCTTGAACGCCGTGCCCCCAAACCCGAGCATCAGCAGCATCCGGTCAGTGTCCGGATAGTATTCCGGCGCCCCCACCGTCAGGTAGTGGTTGAAGTCCTTTTCCAGCGCGTCGCCCATCCGGTCTTGATCGACCGTGCCGGTGTTGCTGTCGTTCCTGATCTTGACCGGCCCGTCCGTGGGCAGCAGTTCCGACCGCGCGTTGGCCTGAAACCGCAGCACCGCTTCCAGCAACAGCGGATGCCGCACGCGGCTCATGCCCTCTACCGGCGCCGCGTCACCACCGCTGGTGATGCCGGGAATCTCAATCTTGAGCCCCAGCAGCTTGATGCCCTGCGCCCGGTCCTCGATCCAGTCCTGCCGGCTTTCAAGGTCGTCATTGACACCGCGCAGCAATTCCTCGCTGATCCGCGACAGTTCGCCCGCGTCAATGTCGTCTACAAGATTGGAAAACCACGTCTTTTCGGAAGTCTTGTCCGATGAACCAATCGGGCGCCCATCCAGCGAGACGCTGATTGACCCGTCACCGTGTTCAATCCGCAGGATGTTGCCGTGTTCGTCGACATCAGGCGCGTCGCCGCCATCTTCTACAATGACTTCAATGGGTTCTTCGTCATTGGTCGCGCCAAGAGGTGGCTGATCAAGCCTGATGTTCGGGTTTAGCCCCAACGCAGCCGACATCCACTGACTCCTCAGTGGCGCGTTCTGCCAGGAACCGCCCTAGACCTTCCCTTGCGGCTGCGTCTTCGCTGTCCGCACGGATGGAATACTCCATCCTATCACGGTCGTTGTCGCAATTCCATACCGTTACACGCCAGTAGCCGGGCGCCCATGACGGGTCCACGATGGCATTGAGCCGTGGGATTTCGCCAGTCGTCTGTGGAGTGGGGAACTTGGTCATGGCCCCTTATAGCAGAAACCCCGGCCATTGCTGACCGGGGCTTCTCTTCTGCGGGCCGGCCTGAGAGGTTACGCCGTGGGCGGGTTCGGGTTCGGACGCGTCACCACGTTGGCGAGGTCAAAGCCGACAGTCGCGGCAGGACCAGGCGCCGGCATGCTGACCACCACGTCCAGCGTCGCACCGAGGGACGGCACGGACGCACTGCCAACGGTCACGGTAGCGCCGCCGACCAGCGCGCCAGCCGCCACGGTGGCGATCTTGAAGTCCGCCGACAGGACCGCGATCACGGACGCATCGGATGACGCGATGGACATATCCGCTGGGATGTCCGTAGTCACGCGGCCATCGGCGTCGAGGTAGATCAATTGGATGTCGGCAAGCAGGTTGTTGATGAGATTATAGGCCATGAACGGGGAACCTCCTACGCGGGGTCGAAGTTGGGGGACATCAAAGCGGACGGAACGCGCTGGGCCGGCATGGCAACACAGCCAGCGGCACAGCCATTGCCGGAACCACCAGAATAGCATCGGCATCTCCCTTCCGGGTCCAGCCAATATAGCGCCCCCGGACCGGAGTTGAAAGGCGTGTCATGGAACGGTGATATTCAACCGACGGTCACGCGGGATACAACGGCACATCAGCCCCCATAGGCCGCGACCGTTCGTCGTCCATCTCCGCAAGTCGCTCGGGCGCGCGCTGGAGCATGCCGATCATGCGCAGGTGCTGCAACGCCTGTGAGCACGTGTCCACGAGGTCGTCGTTCCGCCCCTTTGGGAACACCGCAACCTGCGTGATGACCATATCGGCCCACGACCGATCCGGCGCGTAGACCATGCCCTCAAAGAACAGATGCTGCACCGAATACAGCCGCGCCAACTTATCCTGCGCCTTCGGATCCACAAGTTGCACGCCCCATTGATCGTGTCCGAACAGCCGCCGAATCTCCTGCGCCACGCTAATGCCGGCTGCCTTGTTCTCGATCAGCAGCTTGTCCACCTTCATGGCCTTGCACGTGTCGGCCACCTTCTTGACCAGCGCGTGCAGTTCCAGCCGTTCCTGCCAGGCGTTCATCAGCATCACCCGTGGCGAGCCCTGTTCATATTCCCGCTCGATGACCTCCATACGCCCGCGCACGCCCGCCGAGTGCGTCGCCTGCGCCTTGTAGTCCCCCGAGAACACGCCCCACACGGTCAGGGCGGAATAGTCGTTCTCCTGCTTCAGCGTGTAGGCGGTATCCAGCGACGCAATGATGTAGTCGAACGGCGGGTAGCTATCTTCGGGCCACAGTTGCCACGTGTCGCGCGGCACCACGCCACCACCTTTGACCTCGGGCCTCTGCTGGAGTTGCCCAGCCGCAGCGAACGGCCCCAACGCACGCTCAAGCCCCGCAACCTCGTCCTCGCCAAATCGTTCTGGCCATAGCAGTTCCCCTTCTTCCTCGCGCGGGTCCTGCCAGCCGATGGACGTGATGAATGACCGATCCCGTTCAAACCGCATGGGCAACACAAGATGCGTCCACTCGCCTGCGTTCTTGCTCAGGATGTGCCCGGTTAAATCATCCTCGGCCAACCGTTGCTGCACGATCACGAACGCGCCGGTCTTTGGGTCGTTGTGCCGCGTGGACATGGTGCTGTCCCACCAATCCTTCGTGGCCTCGATCGTTGCCTCTGAGAAGGCTTCCGAAGCCGAATTGGGATCGTCACAAACTATGATGGCGCCGCCTTCGCCAGTGACCCCCGCGCCGATAGACGTGATCAACCGCTCGCCGCCCGCCGTGTTCTGGAACCGCGTCTTCTGGTTCTGGTCCGCCGCGAACTGGACACGGTGCCCCCAATACGTCTGATAGAACGGGCTTTCGATCAGGCGCCGGCACTTCACACTATCGCGCAGGCTCAACCGCATGTCGTAAGACGCGTGCAGGAACGGCACTGAAGGCCCGCTGGTAGGTCCATCGTATCTCTGCGCCCAAACCCACGCGGGGAATGCCACGCTGATCAGGCTGGACTTGGCGCAGCGCGGGGGGATGTTCACGATCAAGCGCCGTATCTGGCCGTCGCACACGGCTTCAAGGTGCTCGGCCACGGCCTCCATGACCCAGCCATCGGTCCACGGCGCAGGGTCGATGTAGCGCCACGCATTGCGGAGGAAGACATAGAGCGACTCCTCCATGTCCATGCGGTCCAACTCGCGCAGGGACGCGTCAACGTCGATGATCTGGTTGGGGAGGCGGAGGAGGGTCATTCTCTGCCGCCATCAAGTCGGCGACATTTTTACAACACCGTGACGCGTCATGGGCGTCTTATCGACAACGGCTCGGATACCTCCCAGCATCCATTGCCGTGCGTCTTCTGTTCCCCACGGATAAGGACAGAGCGGCTGATGGGGCGACAGCGCCGCTTCATATCCTTCGCGGTAAGGCCCAGCGGGAAGGCCGCCCGAGGTGTTCTTCTTCATGGCCACAACCCCCACGCCCCATAGGCCGCCAGAAAGCCCGCAGCGGCCATTACGAATGGCGGGGCCACCTCGCTAGGCTCGCGCCAGTCCAGACGGAACGGCAGCGACACGCTCGCCGCGAACACCAGCCCGAACGCTACGCACCAGAGGAAGAACGACGCACTGCCGGCAAAGAAGTTGGCTATGTGCTGCATGTCACCCCTTCTTGATCCCGTGCCGCTTGATCAGATGATCAGCCAACCGCATGCCAGGCGGCATCACCGTGATGATAACACAATCCACCGGGCAGTAGACCACGGAAACTTCCCGCCCTGCCAACGCCACGCGCCATCGCTCACGACCGTCTGGCAGCTTCGCCTGCATCACGGCGGCGGCCCGGCTGCCAGAGATCGTGTCCACGATGTCCAGAACCACCTGCCCCCAATCGCTATCGCACGGGACGAAGCCGAGACGGTCCTTGGCGCGGGCAACGGCATGATAGGTGGCGAGCATTAGTCGAGCGCAGCCATCGCGGCGTGGTCGGCAATGCCAACCTCAATCATGTGGTCAACCAACTCCCGCAGCGCCTCAACGCCAGCCGGCGTTTGCAATGACGGGAAGAGATTCACGTTCTCCGCAAAGGTCATGCCCAGAGCATAAGCTAGGCCCGTGATGACGGAGACGTGATTGGCGTCGTTGACCTTATCGTTCGCGGCCAACTCGCGCATGAACTCCCACCCGGCCTTGCGGCCCTCGTCCTCCATCATGGACTGCATGAGATCGTGGTGCGGCTGGCCGTCCAGCGCCTTCTGCGCCAGATGGACGAGGGACGGGTTGAGTGTGGCGAACCTGCTCATAAGGGAACCTTCTCGCTGGGCTTAACCCCTATCTCCGCCACCATCGTGGCCTTCATCGCGGCAATCACGGTCAGGATAGGCGTCTCCGGATGTTCCGTTATGGCCTTGACGATCAAGTCGCAGGCATCGACGCACCCTTCGACATAAGCCCGCCGATAAACGCGGTCGCCGATGTCCAAGACATTCTCCTGCGTGTAATTCATCGCGGCGCCCCCGCCTGGCCAAGGGGTGTGGACACAAAGTCGCCCAGCGCGTCCCGATACAGGTCCAGCAACGCCTGCTGGTTCTCAACCTCCGCCGCGTCCTTGCGCCGTTCCACGATCAACGCCCGCAGCGCCTTCACGTCGAAGCCGGCAGACTTGGCTTCCGTGTAGATGTCCTTGATGTCGGAGGTCAGCCCGCGCTTTTCCTCCTCCAACCGCTCGATGCGGTTCACCAGGCTTTGCAGCCGTTCCTTGGCGATGCCGTTGTGTCCTGCTTCGGTCATGTCAGTTCCCCTTCAAACTTGGCCTTCAGGCGTTCGTATTCGGCGCGTTCATTTTCTTCCGCGATCCTCTGGGCCTCAATAGCTCGTTGACGCCTCATGTGCAGCATGAGTTCCAACTCTGCACAACGAAGCTTGAATTCGATATCCGTTTCCATCCGCTCCCACGAAATGGTGAGGTGAAGATCGCTCCCGTATTCATCGTTGCGGCCATATACGCCCAACTCGGCACCGTTGACGGTCTCTTCCGGCACCTTGGCCAGAATGTCCTGAAGCATGGCGATCAACTTCTGCGGGGTGTCCGGGCATTCATGGCCGTGCAAAGGTATTTCGTAGGATTCGTAGATCAGTTTGCGCGGCAGTCGTTCGGTCGTCATGTCAGTTCCCCTTGGTTGAAGTCGCGCTGCCAGCCTTGCCGCTATACCATTAAGCCGTCCGGTTTACCCATGCCGCACCGTTGAAACGTCTTGGGGCAGTGCGGTTAGGGAGGCTGGCCGTCTCACCCTTGCGCGGTCAGGTGCGAGGAGACGGCCCCCAATGTCATCTAGGCACGTATGGCCGATAGTCATTCATGGGCCAGCGCATGTCATCCGGATCATATCCATTCGGGATACGCTCCAACCAACCAGCGTTCCGCCAATGGGCGAGTTCCCCCAACCAAAACCCATACTTCGGCTCTGGTTGCTTATCCCGCGCCGCATCGGCTTCAGCGTAAATACGCTCAATCTGCTTGGCGAAATAGGATGACGTGCAGGCACTAATCACGCCATGAAACCGGTCCATCGACCATCCTCCTTTCAGTCATCAGGTGCGATCCACCATAGGAACGCGGCGGCTAGGATCGCGGCCCACACGCCTATGGACATCACGGCGAATACTTGATTGCGCGCCCCACAGCCTCGTCACGGGCCTCGCGCTGCGGATCAGGCTTCTGGTCCTTGCCCGCGTCTGTATCCCGCTTCCATGCGTCGGACGTGAGGTCTGGGAGCCAGTCGGGGAACGTGGGCGTGGTTGCTTGCACTACATCCGCAGCGCCGTGCCCAGACACCCCCGCCATGAAGCCGGGCACCTTATACGGAAGTCCCATCCGCCTTCCCCTTCGCTGCCATCATACAACCTCCATAATCGCCCACCCGATCAACTCTGGGATTTGCGGGACGACGGCGTTGCCGAGTCCGTGTAGACGGCGGCGCTCCATTCCAATGGATAGCCCATCACGCTCTCGTAAATTCGAGAAATCATTGTCCAATGCGCTCCAGCCGATAGCGCCCGCGTCGCTATCGTGGGACTGTGCCTCAATCTGGCGGATAAGTGTGGGCCACTGCGGCTCAAGTCCTTCCCATCCCTCGTGTTGGGAGTGGGCAATAATCCAGAGACGGTCATGGTAATGGGGCAATCCAACGCGCGCCGCTCGTATGCAGTGCCACTCCGCATCATACCCGAGCGCGGCCAGGTCTCCGAGAACGTCTCCAAGCCCTCGATAAAGCAAAGCTGCGACGTTTTCCACGATGACGTAGCGTGGTCGTATCTCGCCAATGAGCCTGGCATATTCGCGCCAGAGTCCTGACCGCTCGCCTGCCAGCCCTGCGCCTTTTCCGGCAACGCTGATATCCTGGCAGGGGAAGCCGCCACAGATGACATCAACATCAATTCCATCGGCCCGCAGCCTATCGGCGGTAAGGGCACATACATCGTCATAGCATGGAACCCCTGGCCAGTGCTTTGCCAGCACGCGTCGGCAAAACGGGTCAATTTCACAGAAGGCAACGGTCGTCATTCCCGCGCGTTCTAGACCGAGGGAAAAGCCGCCGATGCCGGAAAACAGGTCGAGGACCTTCATTCCTCGTCTTTCAGCCGATGGGCCACGCGGATGTAATCACGCGCTGCCCGCACTGAATTGAACTGCGGGGACTTTCCCGCCGGCTTGTTGATCAGCGGCCCTGAGATGCCGATGGGCGGTCCAGCCTTGGCGCCATCTGCCGCAAAATCTTGCGGGGCACGAAAAATCTTGTGCCCCATGAAGGTGTCTCCTTTAGCCATTGCCTCTCTCCTTCGCTGCCATCAGCGCCACCCGCAACGCCTCACGCTCCTTTGCCGTCAGGGCCGAGGCGTCCACGGTCGTGGTCTTGGTCTCCATCTGGATCGCGCCGCCGTCCTTGCCGACGACCTCGTTGACCTTCCGCTCCGTGTAGTCCTCACGGAAACGTGCCTGCATTGAGGTCTTCCAGACCAGCGCGTTGAACTTGTCCGCCTTGAGGCCATCCATGGCGGCTTGTTCCCACCAAGCTTGGGCAGCAACTCTGGCGCGCGTAAGGGCGTCTAAAAATTCGGGATGTTCTTCACCCCAGTTATCAAGGGTTTGTCGGCTATTGAGATCGAGGTCGTCCGCGATCTGAACGAAGGAGTAGCCCTTTTTACCAAGCTCGACGACCCGCTCGCAATACTCCGGCCGGTAGAGCGACGGGCGCCCCCGCTTGAGCAGGTCAGCCGGGTCTTTGCGCTTGGTCACGCGCTACCTCCATTCGGTCCCCAGATTATCCACAACCCACCAGAAAAGCCAAGAGTATCCTCGTGCTGCCCATGTTGCGCCGGCCATGGCGAAGGGGAGCGCCACGACGAGGGTGATGACGGAACCTATAGCACGGATCATTGCCCCTCTCCACGGAAGAACTCTGTTCCCGGAGCGTCCCAACGCGGCCAGGTCAGGATCGGATGCACAATGCGGTTGGCAAGCCGCTTTTTGATTAACCGCCGCGTCATCTTGTGGCGCTTGCGCTTGTCGTTCTTCCAGTCCAGCAAGCCGAGAAGGCCATCGTTGCCGGCACCACTCACCGCGCCCGCTCCACGGTCAGGGACTGGCCGGGCGTGAGCCAGATCAGGACGCGGCCCGTGGTGGTTTCGAATGTCCACGGCCCATCAGCCCTGAGGTATTCACGATCGCCCATAATATCCAACAGCACCTCCGCCTGATGATCCGGAATTGTCCACCACCGCAACTGCCCTTCCGCCGTCGCGTGCGTCACGGTCCAGAGTTGGTCAGGCATTTCTATCCCCCGCCAATCCCACAATGATCACGGCGCAGATACCGGCCAGGATTGAATAGGCCCCGAGCCTATCTGGCTGACGTTCTGCGCTGCTACCCGCCGCGAATATCATCATCATCGCAAACACGACAGCCGTCCATCGCGCGAACTCCCTAAACATTTTCTTCACACTCCCCACAAAAACTCGTTGACATTTCGTCGCTGCTGCGTCATCCTGTCGCTACCAACGCAGGAGACGACAGATGGCTATCTACCTTCCCAACCTTCGCACCAAGAGCATGAAAGCGCGCCGTGAATCCCTTGGCGGCTTTCACGACTCCAACGCCTGCGAATTGTGCCTGAAACCTCTCCGCGCCGAGGGAGAATGGCTTTGGATGAACCATGAAACTTACGAATGCGTCACCGAAGCCGAAGCTGTCGCGCTGGGCGTTGACCACGCCAGCCAATTTCAGTTTGGCGCGGATTGCGCCAAGCGAGTGCGAAAGGCGTTGGCCCAATGACTCCGCAAACCCTCTCCGCCCACCTGAAGTCCCTCGGACTAAGCGCCGGGGGCTTCGCGCGTCTGATCGACGTGAGCAAGCGCACGGTTGAGCGGTATTTGAGCGGCGCCGTAGCGATACCGGGGCCAGTGGCAAGGCTGTCCGATCTGATGATGTTTCAGACCATGCAACGCGATGTTGGCATCCGCGCAACGCTGGAACTGTGGGCACAAAAAAACATCCACGCCAGCGACAAAATGTCTTGACACCACCGGTCATTTGCGGCACATTGTCGCTATCAGACAGGGAGGCAGACCGATGACCAACCGCCGCGAACTGGAAAACCTGATGGCCCGCATGACCCGCTGGGGCGTGGAATTTGTGGTCAACCGCGACACCGAAGGCCGCATTGACGGCATCCAGATCATCACACGCAACGCTTGGATTGGGCGCGGCATGCCTCCGGTGTTTTGGGACCCTCTGTCTGCCGCCGAACGGATGCGCGAATGGCTGCACGGCATTGGGGAATACGAAACAGCCTAATCCCACCCC